TCAAATTTTTAATCTATAATTATTTTCCTTTCCAACTATTTCAACAGTATAATCCTTTGCCATTTCAATTATTCTACTTCCTATAGCTTCATCAAAATCTAGGAACCTTTCTACAGTAAATTCAGAACTAACTATTATAGGTAAATAATTCATATATCTATAATTAATTATTTCAAACATTATATTTGTATCAGATTCATTTACTTTACCCTTAAATAAATCATCTATAAGAAGAAGCTTTGCCTTTTGGTACTTAGATAAAATCTTACTATAATATTCTTCATCTATCACATTTTGTTTCATTTTTGTTATAGTATTTCTATAAGGCATATATACAACTGGAACTTGTTTTTTCCTTAAAAAATTTACAGCTAAAGCTATACTTAAATGAGTTTTGCCGCTACCCACCTGTCCTATAAAAGCTATACTATTTCGCCTTGTATTTTTGATTTTATCAAAGTTTTTATAGTATTGAATGGCTGTATTCTTTGCTAATTCAGTTGTTTCATTATAGGATTTATAGTTTGAAAAGGTATGTTTAGATTGCTCTGTATTTATTCCTGCTAAATTCCACATATCTTTAGCTCTTTGCATTTCATAGCAGCTACACCTTCTGCAATAAACTCTACCTTCTTTATCTATATTAGTTATCCATGTACTACCACCGCATTTATTACAAACTTCTTTATATGAGTCCCTTGCACTCTCTATCCCTTTGTAATTTAGGTTTTGGTGGTTTATGCTCAGACCATTTTCTCTTTGATTCTTTATCTTCTCCATTATTCTGTTTATGCTCGTTTTTAGTGTCATCAAAATCGCCACCTTTTACCTTCTTATTTTCCATCACACTACCATTTATTTTCCAGTTTTCTAAAATCCCCTTAATATACTTATAAGTATGTTTACCAAATTCATAATTAATTATTTTTATTAAATCCTAATTGAACAATAAAAAGATTATTGTAAAACTTTATGTAACAAAAATCTTTTAAAAAAATATTTTAATAGTATGAGGATAAATTAGGAGGGTTACAACGGTCAAAAAATTATATAAATAATTATAAAACATGTTTAATTAAGACCTATATAAATTTGGGGGTGGATTTTTAATGAAGGTTGTAGTTATCGGCGGCGGTTGGGCCGGATGTGCAGCAGCTATAAGCGCTAAAAAAGCTGGTGCTGATGTTAGTATATTTGAAAAGACCGATTTGCTTTTGGGATTAGGTAATGTTGGCGGAATAATGAGAAACAACGGAAGATTCACCGCAGCAGAGGAACTTATAGCTTTAGGTGCTGGTGATTTAATAAATATAACAGATGAAAACAGTAGACATAAAAACATAGATTTTCCTGGTCATAAACATGCATGATTGATATAATTGCGACAATTCCTCCAAATATTAACTTTACCTTAGATAAATTATACACTATATCTGAAAATGATACTATAGGAGAACGTATAAGAAAATTAAGGAAACTGAAAGATATGACTAGTAAAGAGCTAGGAGAAAAAATAGGAATAACATCTGCTGGAATAATTAACTATGAAAATAACAACGCATATCCCTCAGCTCATATAATATTAAAGTTATATGCTCTACTGGGTCAAAATATAGTTTGTGATGATTATAGCAATTTTATAACATCTAAATACTGGGAAAAATTAAAAGTATGGAGAGTGAACAATAACTTAACTCAAAAGGAAGCTGCTATATTCTTGCAGATTGCTGAACGTACATACTATTCTTGGGAAAAGTGTAATTCTTACATAACTAGACATACATTTAATAAAATAAAAAATAAATTAATCCAATTAACAACTAAGGAGCCTTAATTGGCTCCTTTACTAATGATTTTATTTTCAGCTTTTTCTTTATTTATTAATATAAAATTTTTAAATATTCCTAATGCAGTTAATTTTTCATTTTCTATTTCTGTTTTATATATACTAAAAATAATATAATTTTTTGTTGTAGTTGTATTTGATATAATTTTATCTCCTAAAAGGCCTACTAATCCTTTTTCTAATATATTTGAACTTTGAGATTGAATTTTTTCTTTGTGCCAGTTGACATATTCATTTTTATTAGGATTAGTTAAAGCACAACTTACAATTAGTATAGAAAGAATACTCACTAAAAATATTTTCTTGCTTTTACTCATTTGTCTATCCCCTTACAATAAATATTATCTATAATTGTTAGCATAATATTGGATATTTATTCATGATATTTATTCTATTGGTGGTGGCAATTTTGTAATACCTGCCCAATATCCTTCTTCATATGCCAATAAATTAAGTGCATGGAATCTTTTTAAATGTAGTAAATCCTCTAATATATACCCTTTATCCTCAAACTCTTCTTTCATGGTTGTAAAATTCTTTTTATTACAGCCAGCTATAAATACATAAGAGCACATAGCACTTTTTAATTCTTCTTGTATTGTAGCTATCTGGCCTAAATGATGACATGAAAGAACTATTTTAGCTCTATATTTAGGTATTTGGCTCAAAATCATAGTAAGATATTTTTCACAATTTTTAGTTTGATATAATTCATCTATAAGAATAATTGTTTGTTTTAGATCTTCTTCTTTTATATCACAAAACCTTTTTTGCAAGGCTCCCCAAACTTTAGTTATCCAATAACATACATATATATCCTTTTGCTGCTGTGTAGCAAACATGCTATCATACATTTTTATACATACTAATTTACCTTCCTGCATTTCATTTATAAGATTAATATTATTATCTGTTTCTTTTTTTAACATCATTTCTATATAAGTATTTTGTTTAAGCCTATGCACTCTGCTTAATATTGCACTTATATGTCCTTGTTTAGTTCCAATTACTTCCGCTGGGCAATCTTTTGTAGCCTTGGACCATTCATCTATTTCTAATAATTCTTCTACATATTCTTTCATAGTCTCTTTCAGTTCTTCAGGAATATTATCAATATAATTATGCCTTATAACATGGTTTTTTAATACTTTAAATACATCATTAACAGATCCATTGCAAACAAAAACTATTAATGCTGCACACTCTAAATACCTTTCCATTCTTCCTTCTAAATCACTGTCACCATCATTAACTAAATTTATAAGTTCTTTTAACTTAGCGGCCTTCATTTTAGCACAATTGTATAATTCAAATATACTATCATCTTTAGGTATTATTTCGTTGTATCCAAAGCCCTCTAATTCTTCCCATTTATCACAGTTTATATTAAGAATTTTATCTTTAGGAATAACATTAGATAATTCATCACTTAGTTGGCATTTACCGCAAAAGTCTGGTAATATAACTGTTCTACCGGCTTTTATAAAATCATAAACCATATTAGCTATAGCCGTAGATTTACCACTTCTATTAGGTCCACATAAACATACAGAAGTGTTTTTTAACTCCTTATCTTCTGTATGGTAAACCTTAGTTGTATTACCTCTATAAGTACTTTCTCCCGCTCTTAAAATGTTGTTTTGTAATTGTTCTGGAACTTTAGTTTCCAACACATCTATCTTTTCTATAACTTTATGCTGCTGAAGCAGATCCCTTCCTGGAAGTTGTAAAAGGTTTTGACATTCTTCTGTACTTAGTTTATTTTCTTCTACTCCTGCTATTTTAAAGTCTGTAATATAGAAAATATTCTTTTTAGGTATCTTTTTATATGTTAATTCGTTATCTTCTGATATGGTCTTATAAGATTCTAAAACCGCTACAGGGTTATTTTCTTGTCTTTTAATATCTTTGCTATCCGATAGTATAAGCATTTGTGTATTAAGCACTATAGCATCTTTTTTATTTACAGTATTCCTACTTAATTTTTTCTTATCCTCCATCATTAAACTAGATACAGCTATTTCTGCTAATGTAGGGCCTTCTTTTTTCTTCTCTGCCCCAACAAACTCTCCTATAGTATCAAATAAATCTTGTGCCAAATCAACTAATATAATTATTCCTTCTTTTATAATATATTTAATATTAAATTTTTCCCTATCAATAGGCTTATTTTCTTTAATCTTATCTATTGTATCCTGATATTCCTTTTTCCAGCCCCTCTGAACTACGGGTATAAAATTATAAAATATACCTACTCTATCTCCTTCCTGCATTATATCTAATACATTAAGTATAGAATTTAGAGGTTCATTAGATTTTTTATTTATATTTAAAGAAAGTGCATCTTCTTTAGAATAATTTAGTTGATATTTAATAGCTTGTTGTGAAAATTGTTTTACTTGTGTAACTTCTTCTATAGTAACCTTTGGCCATGTTTCTGTAATTTTTTCTCTTATAAGTCCTAAATATCTTTCAGGTACTATAAAATAAAAGTCCACATTATTCTTTTGAATGTCTATCATATACGAACATTTTACTGGAGTTTCTATAAAGAATTTCTTTTCTTCTCTGTGAATCCTTTGAGATATGGTTTTATACATATATTGAATAGCCTTAGCTATATTACTAGAATTGTAGTTTCTTATAGATGTATCTGGTGTGAGTTTAAGTATTTTATATATAGGCTTTTGTATTTGAAAATAATCTTTTAAAGTCATAGATTTTATTTTCCTGTTGAACATATAGCAGCAACCACCCAATAAATTACTACAGAAAACTTAGTTAACTTTCCGCCTTTTTTATATCCACATAGATATGCTAATATTCCACCTATCCCAACAAACATACATATCCAGTATGCATTAGTTGATAAAACATCTAATAACTTACTTCTGAACACAAAAGTATTTTGTGGTGCATGATATTGACCTCTTTCTATAAATTTTTGTACCCATCCCATATATATTCCCCCTTAAAAAATTCCTTTAATTAAATCTAACAACCATGGAAAAATATAAAGTGCTGCAAAGGCTAAAGCATATTTCATCATTATCTTGGCTATGCTTTTTGTATCACCTTGCATTAGCGATTTTATAATATCTATTATGCATCCTACAATACATATCCAATATCCTATTTTTCTAACTATACCTAATATTGTGTTTCCAGCCTTATCTATTTTACCTAAGTCACTTGCAGCAGAAACTACATCTTGAACATAAAAAAGACTTCCTAAAACAAATACTGCTTGCCTTTTTAATTTATTATCTACGTTAATATGTTTTGCTACTAGCTCCATGTTAGAATTATATTTAATTCTTTGTTTATTCTTAAAATCTTCTACTTTAGTGTTAGAATAAATAACACAAATTTTCATAAATCCTCCTGAATAAAAATTAATTATTGGTAGATACTATAAATAAACGAATAAATCTGAAAGAAGGTTTTTAATAATGTCTGGATTATTTTGGTTCGGTGCGGGCATGGTAATTGCAACACATATTATTCAAACTATTTAATTAATTTGTAAATTAAATATTAACATTTGCATAAATGGACCTAAAATGCACAACTTTTTCAATCCTCTTGCATAAGCTAGAAGTGTAGTGTAGCGTAACACAAGTAAGCGTAGCACACTTTTAGCGACCTGGGATAAGTCTAGCCTTTCTGCTAGGCTTTATTTTTATCTCTTTTTAAAGGCCTACAGCTATATTTTTATAGCCATACAACTTCACTTCTCATCATTATTTTTTTAATTCCTCCTCATATAAAATTTTTATTGGTAATGTGCCTTTTAAAATATCCTTAACTACTGCAGCTGGATTGCTAAATTTTAATAATTTGCCATATAGCTGTAATTCATTTAGATCACTTTTCCTAAATTCCAAAACAACTCTTAATCTCTCTGCCATCATTGTCACCTCCTGGATACATTGTATTTATACATTTAAATCTTCTAGTACAATTAGTAAATATAACTGTATACAATGTTTAAACTGTATTCTTTGTTGTCTTTTAATATATACTATGCAACATTTTCGGAAAAGTTTCCTACTTTACGGAAAAAATTTATAATTTCATTCTTTTATTTATATATAGGAACTTTATAAGAATAAAAAAAGCTCCTAGTCTTCCAGGAACCATATTTCTTCAACTGGTCGACTAAGAGCTTTTGATATCTTTAATACTGTTTCTATATTACCTTGTTGTTTATTATTTTCTATTTGGCTATAAGTACTTTTACTTATGCCTAACATTGTATAAAATTGTTTCTGGTCCATCATATATTCTCTCATTCTTATTTCTTTAAGCCGATTTTTAACCACATATACCACCCCATTCCAGTATATGTAAATATTCTAGAAATGGGGTTAAAATCCTTTATTTTTTCATTTTACATAATAAATATAAAAATGTATAATATTATCGCAAAAGCATTTTAGGAGGGATTAAAATGAAATTTAAAAAATTTATTACACTAATTATTTTTATATCAATTATTAGCCTTATAAATGGCTGTGGTAGCAATAATAGTGACAAAAACAATAATACAAGTAATACTACTAGTAATACAAATAGTAAAAAAAGCAATAGTACAAGCAATGCTGTTAGTAATATAAATTCAATAAAAGATATTAAGTATGATAATTTACAAAAATTATATCTAAGTATAAATTCAAATATGTCTTACTTAGAAGCTCTCGAAAAAGTAAAAACAACAGGCTTACCTTATAGCGAAACTGACTTCAATCAAAGTAAAGCAATAAAAATTGCATTTAAAGAAGCAGTTACACCTCAAAAATATGCCGAAGAAGGAGATCATATAAACATAAGCTTTGATTATGATAGAAATAATAATTCTTATTCATTTAGCACAATAGAATATTTCAATCATAAAAAATATATAACTGTATTTGAATATAGAGACGGGTCATATTGGGATCTTAGAGATAAAAAGGACGCTGGATTATACATAAATAATTATAAAAATACTTCTGGAAGTAAAGAAGAAAAATATATAAAGGCATCAAGCAAAGAAGAACAACTTAAATACATATATGATTACAGTGAATAATTTTAGTATAGTGTTATCTCTTAAATATTTCTTATATGATTAAAATATCCATACTTTGGATATAATAAAAATAGGCCAAGACACTATACCAATATAGAAAATCCATACAAAAAGAACCCCTTTTATTGGGGTTCTTTTTGTATACGGAGGTCTATGTTTAGCTTATTGGTAAGACGTTATATTTAATATTCCGCAAATGTTAATAAATTCCTTTAAATAATGTGAATAACTTTAATATAAAAGAACAAAATATATCTTACTCTATTATTACCTTATTTCAACTATTGCCTTTACTATAATTATAGCTACTTATTCTTTTAAAATCCAGGCTCTATTCTTGACATTGTTAATCCACTACATTAATTGTTTATTCTAACATCCACATCTTGATGGAGCTTAATATTACTATGCCAAAAATTATTAGCATCCAATAATCTTGTCACCTCATCATAAACCCTACATTCATTTAGTGGATCCTTTATAGTTATAATAGCACAAAATTCTTGACTTAATTCAAATGATTCTACTAATGCCTTTTTCTCTATAAAATCCCTATAAAGACCTTCTATTTTTAAAAACCATAACTTATCACCTTTTAAATATTTATCTTTATTTCCTGGTGTCATTTCTGACAGATCTGCAGCATATTTCTTTACTGGATAGAACTTATCACCATACTCTATAAGCATTCTTTCAGTGAGACCAAATCTTTCAGTTGAAGACTTTATAGCTGTTTTACTATAATTACTTGATAATAAAACATTTTTACCATTTTCCCTTCCAATAGGATTTAATATATTATTTTTAGTTGTATCTCTTTCTTTTTTCTCATCGTAACTACCAAAAAGTATATTAATATTAGATTGACAATATTCGGAACCTTGGGATGCTTCAAGAATAGGATCATATACTAAAGTCACAACAACTTGCCCTGTATAAAAATCATTCCTTTTTAATGTATCTGGATATGGAAAATCTAATATATCTATATATTGACCTTTCCTGATAGTGTCCCTCATAATCAATGTTATTTCATTAGGATTATTGTATAATATTTCATTTATTTTCTTAGGTTTTCCGAATCCCATTTGATTTAATTTCTCACTTGCTGATAATGTAACATTACTTCCATAATTAGCAGAATGAATTAATAGAGCCTTTAATAATAATGGATCAAACTCTTCATCTATTTCTAATTGTAAGCCTGCTAATATAGACGTTATTCTTGGTGTCGAAAAGCTTGTACCAATATTCCTACTTATATTTCCATTTACATCAAAAGATTTTACTCCATTCATTACAAGTTTTCCTTTATTATCTATCCCTGCATTACCTCCATAATGAACAACATCTGGTTTAATTATACTTGATGGTCCTCTACCTACTCTTGTGAATGGTGAAGGAAAGTCAACGTCTATTTTACTTTCTAAATTTTTCTTATGTGCTATTGACCCTACTACTATAGATCTAACTGAGTCCGCTGATTTTGCTATATGTCTCTTAGGTTTTCTATTCATAAAATTTGTACAATTTCCCGCTGACTTACATATTATTACTCCATAAGTATCTTGAATATCATCAAGGGCTTTAGCAAAATCAGAAAACTCATTTTCATCTATTTCTTCCGTTAATCCTCCAGAAAGATTCCATACCTTTACCTCTTTATAATGATTTTTTATTATTTCTCTAATGTTATTAATTAACTCATCTTCATAAATAGTTTCTTTCTTTAAATCAGGAAATACATTGCCATCAAATATTCTACATCCTTTTAATCCAGTATATTCTTTATCTTCTAGTTCATCTCCATATAAAATTACTCCAGCCACAAATGTACCATGTGATGAATCAATTAAATTTTCCGGATAAAATGTTTGTCTTTCTCCTACTAACCAGGGTTCAAGGCTTTTTATATTACTTATTCCACTGTCTAGCACTCCTACTGTAACATAATCTGTTCCCTCTTTGGGTACTCTCACTATAGGATTTTCATCAATATTAAAAAAATCTAAATCTATAGAATAGGTGGGCATAGGTTCAATTGATAAAATAGCTGTATATTCTTCTAACTCCTTTATTGCATCAGTTGTAACATTTTTTATATTATATATAATTAATTCATCTGTATATATATTTTTGCTTACTTTTATATTCAATAATTCACATTTCTTCTCAAAGCCAGCATTAACTAGTCTATCTACTTCATAGTCATAGTATTTTATTAATTTAACTTTATAGTTTTCTTGCTTATTTATTTCTAATACAACTTCCGGTTCCAACTTCTCTATTTTATTTATACAAGATAATGCATATGCATTTTCATTATAACTAGTAATATTTTTTCTAACTACATTCAACTCACGTTTGTTTGCTATTTTAATTAATAGCTCATCTTCTCCAATAAGTCCAATAATATTATTTTGGAAATTTACTTTAAATAAACTACTTACTTCACTTCTATGCCTCTTAGCCTTTGCAAAATTATTTATCTTTGTCTTTACAACAGCTGGTATAAAATCCTCTTCAGGAGGTCTCTTCTCTAAAGCATCTTCAATTAAATTCAAACTATTATTTAGCTGCCTGCTTTTTAATTCTAATTCTTCCTCTTCTAGAACCCATTTGGGAAGTTTCCCACTTCCACCACCTTCTGTTCTGCTATTATCTACTTCCCTCTTGGCAAAAAATTTTATTGGCGTATTATCCCTCATATTAATCCTCCCTATTTATTACTAAGTATTTCTCTAACCCTTCTTATAGGCAAATTAAAAAACTCTACAATTTCTTTTTGTGTTACACCATATGAATTTAAATATTTAATTAACTCTTCTTCATCACTGACATTATGTTTTTTAAATAAATAAATTTCATAAATAACTTGAATAAATTCTAAACTATTTTTTTCTTTCATTATAGATTTCTTAATTGATGTATATATAATATTTTTTATATCAGCCGGGCTTAATTCTCTTATTGCTTCTATTACATAATCCATCTTTTTCTCATTTTCTATAAAATAGACCTGAAAACTTTGAGAATATTCAACAATTAATCTTTTTATTTGTTCTTTTGATGGTTTATCTAATTCAATAATCTTATAGAATCTTCTCCATATAGCTAGATCTAACAGCTCATGATGATTTGTAGCTGCTATCAAAATGCTTTCTTCACTGAATTCGTCTATATTTTGAAGTAAACTGTTAACTACTCTTTTCAACTCCCCCAATTCATTTTTATCATCTCTTACTTTTGCAATTACATCAAATTCATCCAAAAACAATATACATGGCCTTTTAGATGCATAATCAAATATTTTTCTTATATTTTTAGCTGTATTTCCTAAAAGTGATGATAATAATGAGTCAAATCTTGCTGTTACTAAAGGTAACTGAGTCTTATAGCTTATATATTTCGCTAACGAAGTCTTCCCACATCCAGGTGGACCATATAATAACAAAGTATTACTTACATCAATTCCCTTGCTTTTTAACATATCTCTATATTCAAAGGTTTTGATAAAATCATTAATTTCCTCTTCTATAAATTTATCAAATATAAGTTTTTCCTCCATAGATGTTGGCATCTTTATATCAACTATATCCATCCTACTTTCTTGATCCACAGGCTTGCTAGCAAATGAATCCAATGATACCATTCTTGTATTATTAGATTCTAAAATGTTCAATATTTTTCTTGAAAGATTTTCTTGACCTTCCTTTTTTAAATTATCAACAAGAACTTTTGAATAATTTAAAACTTTCTCTTTATCTCCCTTAATTCCACCCTCAATTATCTTAATTAATTCTGTATACATAACTCATCTCTCCTCATATCATATATATTACACTTTCACGCTATAAAAGTCAACATTATGTTATCTAAATTATTATTTTTGTTATCTTATTTATGTTTTTTGTTATTTTATTTACATTTTGGTTATCTTTAAAAATTTCGGATGTTTATTTAAATTATTTAATACTAATATTACTTTACCCTTTATTTATTATTCATCTTATATATAACTTTAAATTCTAGAATTCAATATTTAGGTATAAAAAGAAAAGGTAGCTCCAATTAAGAAACTACCTTCTTCTTCCTTTAAATCTTTTTGAACTACTTCTATTTCTCAGATAAGTTGCATGTTCTCTATTCTTTGATAAAATAATAAAAAAAGATAGATATAGAGCTACAACTACCCTATAAATACATTTTTCATGTACGATTATTCATTTATTATTTTATTTATTTTTTGAAACACATCTTTTAAGCAAGAATATATTAAAGTTAATAAAAATGGTATATTGTCACTTGGTTTAAAATTTGTAATTACACTTACATTTTCATCTTCGAGTAAAATCATGTTTTCTATTGCTGCTCTATTCATATGTGTATAATTACATAATTCTCTATATATTGCATTATTAGTTTTAAATTCTTCTAAAAAACTATTTTGTTTTAATTGTCTAGCTATGAAGTTATTGGCACTCTTTTTTGCGGCATATCTATTATATAGTTCATATACTACACGCCCTAATTCTTTAAACTCCATTTTTTCTATTACATCTTTAGTTAAAATTTTATTTTTAACTCTTTCTTCAAGAAAATAATTATTAAGCCTGCTTTTCACATATTTGATATTATTAGAATACGCATTATAGCCATTTATTTTAAGTTCTTTTATTGTTTTTATTTCTTGATTAAGGCCATTTATAATTAACTCTTTTTGAAACCTAATATTCTCATTCTCTTTATCATATAATTTAATACTTTCAATTATAATGGCATAACACTCTAAGAAATCTCTCGTTAATGAATGAATAGTTGTAAATTTATCTCCTTTTATTAAATAACTAATTTCACTAGCATAATTAAATAATACTATACTATATCCAGTAATAAGTTTTAGTTTTTTATCATCATCTATTATATTCGCACATTTTTTATTTTTATCATAATAACTATAAGCAACTTCATCTATGATTTCACATAGGCTATCTCGTCTAATTTTTTCATTAACTATATTAACCATATAATCTCCTCTTCATATTCCCAATATTAAGTATATTTCTACATATATTTATCTATTCCTTCAAAAAATAAAAAATAAGGTGCTCCCATTACAGAAGCACCTTTAAAATTAATATCTTATATATTTAGCATAAACATATCCACCGCATGGAGGATAATATATGTGCATCCAATCTCCCTCTTTTCTATATAAATTAACCTTTGCACCATTAGCTAATGTTCCTAATATTTTAGAACTTGTAGACTTACCTGCTCTAACATTTATACCGCTTGGTGTATTTATAGCACCTGTTTTACCATCTAAATTAATCCATCCATTATCGCTGTTACCTGTTGGCTTGTTTGATGTACTACTTGTAGTTTGTCCTACTAATCCTTTAACTATAGCATTAGCCATATTTTCAGCATTATATCTGTTCATATCTCCTGCATTATCACAGAAACAACATTCTATTAGCATTGCTTTAGATTTTGTATGTTTCAATACATAAAGACTAGAACCATCTTTTAACCCTCTGTTTGTATATCCTAAAGCACAAATATTATTTAATACTGCTCTAGCTTGTTGTAGCTCCTTACCTCCGTATGTAAATACTTCAGTACCATAAGCACTACCGTTATAACAATTAAAATGAATAGATACATATAAATCTACATTGTTATTATTAGCCGTATTAGTTCTATAACTTAAACTGTCATTTAAACTATTGCAAGTATCTTTATAGCACTTAATAACTTTATGTCCTAAAGCCTGCAATTTACTTATTACTCTAATACCTACTTCCCTGGTTAGATTAGATTCTGCTTTTATTCCTACTGCTCCATAATCAGCTCCACTTAATGTATGACCACAATCTATTCCTATTTTCATAAAGTTACCTCCTAAAAATTTAATAATAAAAGAACAGGTTTACTCCTGCTCTTTACTTTCTTTTACTGCCTGCCTAGCTGAACTTTGTCCAAAATAAAATCCTATTATTAATGTAAATACAGAAAGGAATTCTGTACTTGATAAATTCCCTTTTGTACTTAAAATACAAAATACTATAGTAGTTAATAGTGCTATTATCTTTTTTATCTGTAAAAACTGTTTTAGAAATTCCATGTAAACACCCTTTCTATTTAAAAATATTGTGTTGAATTGCATAAAAAAAGAAGCTTACCAAAGCTCCTACTGTTAATCCAATATACCATTTTAAAACTGATACTAATTGTTTTAGCTGGTCACAAAGATTTTCAATTTTGGCATCTGTCCTCGATTGATTTTGTTCTATTTTATCAATTCTCTTTGAATGATCGTTAAGCCTAATATCATGCACATTTATTTTTTCTTCTATCCTTTTATGCTTTTCTTCGCAAACTTTTAATTCCACATTACACCTCCATATAAATAGGGATTATGCTTTAAATAGTTCTTTCAATATAGTTTCTAGAACAGGTACAACAATGCTATTACCAGCCATTTTGTACATTTGTGTATCTGTTCTATCAACCCCTTTATAAAATTTATTAGTTAGTTTAGTTTTAACTAAATTGTAATCTTCTTCTGTAAATCCTGTAGCCTTCCAGCTCTCACATGGAGTAAGTCGCCTTAATTTGTATTCCATGATCTTAGGAACACTATGAGAGCCAGTTAAAATAGTAGGACATGCCCCTTGTGACGAAAATACCCTCTTATTCATATTAAGTGCTGTTGGATTTTCGATTTTTCCTATTCTCAATAAGCCATATTTATTAGGTTCCTTATTATCTACTACTTTTCTATCTACTTTATTAATAAATTCTCTTGTGTATTTATTAATACAATAATATTTTTTATCTACATATTCATCTAATATAGTATTTATTGGAACAATACTATCCATAGGTTTAGGGAATTTAAATAAGCAGGCATCTATATCTTTTCTGATTGATATACAAAACATTCTTTCTCTAGATTGTGGTGATCCATAATCTTTAGAATTTAATATATTCCAGTAAGAGTTATAGCCTAATTTATTCAATGTATCTATATATTTAGAAAAATTATGTTTATGCCTTTTACATGTTACTGCCTTTACATTTTCCCAAATTATATATTTAGGTAATTTCTTTTTAATAATATCAACTGTATACCACATTAATGATGATTTTGTTCCACTTCCTTCGTCTCCTCCTTCACCCTTACCTGCTAGGCTAAAACTTTGGCAAGGACTTCCATGAGTTAATAAATCAAAATCTTTTAATGTATCTGGATTAATCTTAGACACATCACCTAAATTTAAGCTTTCATTTGCATTATGAAGTACACTGTAAGCATAACTAGCATACTTATCTATCTCGCAATAGTTTATTATTTCATGATCTTGATTTATATTAGATAGAGCCTTTTCAAAGGCTCCTATTCCACTAAATAGACTTAATAGTTTTATTGTTTTCATTTGTATACCCTTCTTTCTTCTTTTGATGTAAAAATAGGCAAAATAAAAAGACCTGCATGGCCTATTACTTTGCCTTTATAAATTATTTATTTGTATCGTAATTTTTATCTATTGCGTCTTAATTATATCTTCTTTTTCTTCTACACTCATCCATTTAGCTGTTACAAATATGTCTAAATCTTCCTCATTGTATAATCCCATTAAAAAATATTCTTTAATATAACTAAGCATTTGCATTACCTCCTAATTGTGCTATTTTTAATAGTAAAGATGAGTTTAATTCTTTCTGTTTATTTAATTCTATTTGTATCTCTGCATTATCTTTAAGTAATTTTGCATTTAACGCTTGTTGCTTTTCTTCTTGTGTTTTTTCTCTTATACATATTTCGTAACTTTGTTTCTTAGTTTGTGGGTTTATATAATGTACTGCATATTCACTTTCCTTTAATTGTGGTTTGGGTAAAATATCATCTACTACTATTCCACCTGTTTTGTCTTCAACTATTTCTGGGAAGTTGTGTATTGAATAAACCCTAGCTTTATTTTGTGTTATTTTTTCTATCCATAGTAATTTCATTTTAAACCACTCCTATTTTTTCACATATATTTCATCTGTTAGTTTTCTTACAATTTTATCATGTCCAATATATATATAGCTATATCTTTTTATTATTGACCTAAGATTATAATCACAATAATATTTCCATATTTGAAGACCGTCTAAACTTATCTTTCTTATAATTTTATCGGAACTTGCAACGTAAACATAATCATCTACAAATATTGAATTTGCACTTATATTAAGACCAAGATCAACATGCCAAATTTGTTCTCCATTATCTGGATTTATTTTAACAATACCGTAATTAATAAATCCAATATAAATATAACCATTGCTATCTATTGCTATTGAAGCTATACTTCTACCGAAATCACGTATCCATTCTTCACCGCCATTTGAACAAAGTTTTACTAATCTATTACCACCACCACTATAAATATAACCATTTTTATCTATTGATATTGCATCTACCCTGCTTTTATGTTTATCATACGTCCAAATAACTTCACCTGTAGAATCTATTTTTATTACCTTTCCATTGTCAGTCCCAGCATAAATAATATTATTATCATCTATTACTATAGATTCTGTACCGTATTTACTAGAATAACGATTATTCCATATTATCTCACCAGATGATGAATTAATTTTAATTATACGATTACCTTCCCAATCTGCAATATAAACATAACCATTTTTTACTGTTACGGATGTTATAATTCTATCATGTGTATATTGCCAATATATATATCCATCTTCATCTATTTTTGATAATATTTTAGTAGATTTACAATATATCTTACCATAAACATCTAATGCTATTTTTTCTATTGTATCATAATCAGGAATTGTTATTGGAGAGGAACGTTTGACCTCAATTAATAAATTAGCTGGAGAGTATGCTGGAATTTGTTTAATTTTATTTGATAAAGTATCAAATGAATCATTACCACTTGATTGTATACCTTTGCCAGTAATAGCAGTAGCTATTTTATTTTTTCCATTACTGGCAGATGTAAAAAGTTCCTCTAAAGCACCTTTAACATTTTTAGATTTTATATTAGAACTATTTAATGTAACTTTATCTGCACTTAAATCTATATTATCTATTTGTTTCGTAATATCAGCCAATTGTGACTCAACTGTCTTTCCATCTTCTGTTTTTATATCGCTGGCCGTTAATACTACATCTCCTATTTTTTCATTAACTTTTGTCACTGGAACTTTAATATTTTTTATTTTATTTTCAAGTACTTCAATTTCAGATTTTTTAGCAAAAATTATAGTTGGATCTATTTTAAGAGTTATATTTTCTGTATTAGAAACTGTTAATACCATTTTCATTATCAGTTCTTTTGTACTGCCATCTTCAGCAAGTGGTTTATAGCTTTCTGCACATTTGGCTATAGCTAACATATTATTATCTTCATCAAATACCCCATATTCCCTAATCATAAAACCGCCAACATTTGCAGGAATCATCATTTCTACGTTTATCCAATTAGGATTTTTCTCATCTATAGCCACATGAGTTATATTACCTTCCCATACTGTATTGATTAAATCTTCTTGATCTTCTCTTGGATTGTAATAAGATCCTCCTCCATCTCCAACTTTCATTTTTACAAAGTTAACTTTACTTCCAAATCCAGCACTATTAGCTATTTTAGCTTTGCCTATTTCTGTAAGTAAAGTATAGAATTTTTCTGCCAAGTTTATCCCTCCTTTGGATATGTTGTTATAGTTTCTAATCCTGCATTCTGCGCTAATGCTATTTCTATATTTCCAGTGGTTTCAATATTGTTTGGTGTCCATGGATATACAGTTATAGTTTCTCCACTAAAGGAAGTTGCCCCCACATATAAATTACTTTCTGTTAATGCTATTAGCTTATATCTTACTGATAAATGGGAAGGTTTGATTCTTTTAACCTCTTTATATAAGTCTTCTAAACTTTTGGGAAATCCTTCTCTACCTGTTAGCTTAACTTCAAATGTATAAGGAGCTATATTTTCTGTTATCAAAATATCTGCTCCAGTATAATTCTTAAGAATTAAAGCCATTCTTTTAGGGTTAATTGCATATCTACTCTGTAACTTAGCTATTACTTTTCTTCTTCTACGTTCTATCTCATCAGTTAGATTAGTTACTATACTTACTGCTTCTTCCCAATAAATTAATCCCCATGTCGCACTTTGAGGGAAAAATTGTTTTAATATATCGTCTGCAAGTGACTCAGCAACATCCCATTCGTAACCTATAGACTCAAAAATAGCTTGTATCACTTTACTTTGTTCATAAATAGGTGAGACATATGTTATCATTTCTTTTCCCTTTTTGGACTTTATCATTGTATGTTAGTCACCTCACCTATTACAGCTACTTGATCTATAAGTTTAATGTTCTCAGTAGCATCATTTACAGTTAAGTTTTCAAAATCTTCTATTCCTTCTCCTGTAAGAATCATAGACCCAACTATAGTATGAATTGCATTGTAAAGTATAGTTCCTCCTATAGGTATTCCAGATAAATACTTGCTTAAACTTTCCTTTAAACTGTTTAGAACTATCTCAGAATTAAAATCTTCTTTAAATTTAAAATTGGCTTTTATATCAATAACTAAAGTGATTGGAGTATCTATTGTTGCAATAGCACCTATAGGTGCTTTTCCACCTCTATTTTCTTCTTTGGGTACTATTTCATATATATAATTTTGAACTTTATCTATAAGTTCTTTGGTGGCAGGTTTATTATTTTTATCTAATATTAATACTTTAACTGTCCCAGGACCATTCCATTCTTCTATTACATATGCATAACCAACACCATCTACTTCCTTAGCCCATTTTTTATAATGTTCATTATTACCACTTGTAGCTTCATTTTTATATTCTTCTAAAACTCGTTCCCTATAATGTTCTTCATCTTCTAAATCGGTTCCACCTGTAAACTCCTCTTCATTTGTAATACTCTCTATATCATTAATACGATCCATAAGTACGGTTATAGTGTTTCTCAGTACATTTCCTATAGTACCTGACTTAACACATTCAGCTTTAACATAAGCTACTCCTGTTTCATCAATAGCTTTATTCTCTATAAATTTAAAAACAATAGATTCAGAATCATCTGTTGCTACAGTTCCTATTAATTGGTCTTTGTATATATTAGTGTTTTTTCTTCCTATAATTTTTATAACTCCTATAGCTTTGGTAGGAAGATTTTTAAATACACCTTTACATTCTCCTAAATATTCAAGCCACACACCATAACTAGTTTGTGGAAATGCTAACCTTAACATGTTTTGTAATTGAACTTGCATTAAACTTGCTTTTTCCTCTGCGGCAGGTCTTGTATTGTCCCAATAAAAGTCCCCTTCAATAATAGACACATTAGGTGGTGCTTTTTCTAACATTCTTTCATGTACTGTATCCGCATCTTCTTTAAGGAAATCCGGAATAAGTAACTCTCTTTTCAATCATATCACCACACTTTCAATTCGTTATGCAACATAAACTTTTCTTCATCTATAGTTAAAATTTCATAAGTGTATAAGACCTTTTCTTTATTATCAGACCATTCAAAAATAAAATTATAAACATCTTTAGTTCTTGGATGTACCATAAGAGTTTCTTCTGTCATTCTCTTAACCTCAAGTTCTATGGCATCTTTAGAAATATCTTGGCCAATAATATTTTTAAATTCTTGTCCATATAAATCACTATAGGCTAGCTTGTACCTTGGCGTAGCCATGGCTTTATAACACCACTGTACATAGGATTCTAAATCATTAGCCCTCGCTATACTTCCATCAGGATTAGTAACAAATTCTCCTGTTTTAAAATCAAATAAATAAGAACCCTTAAATTCCAAAGGTTCTTCTAATTCTTCTATATTATTTTCTTCTAAATTAGTATCTTCTGGGAATAAATTAGGCATTTACAACCCTCCCAACTACAACAAATTCATTTTTTAATAATGTAACTAATACTCTATCTCCTGGACCTAATGGTTTCAATTCTTTAGGTGTTTTAAAATTATGGCTATGAGAATGTTCTCCTGCAGTTTCAGTATTATATCCATTTTTCATTTTTAAATAATCCAACATCATGTAATCTTGTATTTCATATTTAAAATTATCTAACTTTAATCCTGTTGATGTTACAGTTCCTAAATCTAATCCTATATAAGAAATTGCATTATAAACTGCTTTATTTGTACTGCTTTTTATCTCTCTTGCTATTTCATTAAATATTGTCTCCACTATAGAATTTCCTCCTTATATAATCTAAATTAGATAAATTTAAGTCCATTCTTCCAGTACTGCCTAAATTATGTGTAACATCTATAGCATATAATATATTTCCATTAAGACTTACTCTATCTCCTGCCCTAATACTGTTTATATCTATCCCATATACATGTGTTGTTTCTTCTCCTGTATTGAATAAAGTATTTGCTCTTTTTTTAGCCTCTGCACCACTTTTTATTTTTTCATCTTGTACAAGTTTTTGTATTGTTCCATACTTACTTGTATCTTTTTTATATACACCAGTAACAGGAGTTTTTTTATTTTCCTCCTGTTTGCCTAATATTTTTACTTGTGTAATCATACCATCTAAAGAACTTTTCTCATTTATATCCTCTGCTATAGACTCCAATTTCCATACTGTTTTATTACTACCTAACTGCACTATATTTAACTTGTCTAACATCCTAAGTTTATAAAGATTTCCGCCCTTTTGAGCTGTTTCTTTTAGATCCTTCAACATCATACCAAGAATAGATTCACTTCTATATACTGCTTTAGCAAGTTTAGTCCTAGTATTAACTAAGCTTGCGGTAGGAATTCCCCAGTCTCTGCAATATTTTATAATTCTTTGTGTAGCAGTACTTTCTCCAAATAAATACTCGTCTTCGGACTCTTCTATATATATTGTTCTTTCTTTACAGGTAAGTGTTATTTTTTTGGATTTTCTAGATTTATCCATATCCCATATAACACCTTTAAACACTTGCTTATTTTTCTTAGTTTCAAAATCAATATCATATATTTCTATAGAATGTCCTTTTTCTATCCCTAGTTTCTTAAGTTCCTCTGTCTCTACTAGATTAATATTAGCAGTATATGCTATACCATCTATAGCTTCACTCAGCTGTATTCCTTCAGATAAAGAATCTATCTTATATTTATTTCTAAGTATTATAGTAGCCATATTACATCACCAACTTTTGTCCTGGTCTTATTACATTAGGATTGGGTCCTATTGTAGCTCTATTTTTATTATATATTTCCTGCCATTTGGAACTATTCCCATACCACCACTTAGCTATCTTCCAAAGAGAATCTCCTTGCTTAACTACATATATTCTAGAATTAGATTTTGTAGTTGGTCTATTATCCTTTAAAGCTACCTTTTTTACCGTGGATATTGTTTTAGGTGAAGCTAATGTTTGTATTTTAAGGTCCCTATGTGTTCTAAAACTAATATTTATATATTTATCTCCTGTTTCTCCTCCTCTTTCCTCTTCACTCACAGAACTAATATTTACTAGATCGTTAAACCCAAAGTCTGTAATTATTAATCTAAGAGGCTCTTGTTGCTCCATCCACTTCTCTAATTTAGCTATAACTTCTAAAGGGATTGGAATATTTCTATATCTGCAATAAGTATCATATTCAGCAGGTAATAATGTATTAAAACTTATTTCTTTTATTTTTTTACCTTTATCGCTTAGGTCTACTTCTCCATAGTCTACTATATCAGCAGTATCATATTTTTTAGTCCTATTCACCATTACGTTATCTATTGGATTAACAGGAAATTGGAATGTTGTTTTTTCTTTTTCATTTCTTAAGTATACATCCAATGCACATCACCTCAAATAAAAAAGAGATACTTAACAATTTAAGCATCTCTTTAGCTATACTATTTTTTTATTTTAATGCATCTGCAGCCTTCTTATACTTTTCATCTACAATACTAGTATTTTCTAATATATATTTTCCATCTTCTTTTTTATATGTTACAACAACGCTTTTCATTTCATTATCTACATACATAACATAAGCAATTCTTACAAATTTTTTCTCAATAAAATAATTTTCTAAATTAGTTTGTATATTGGCAGCTTTCTTAGTATAAGAATCTAATTCTTCCATTGCTGTTCCTTTAGTAACATTTATACCTATATTTAAATTTATAAATCCTACTTCTGTGTCCTCTATAGTAGATATTCCTTTAACCTTTTCTATAGAATTTATTTTATCATATAATTCCCCTTTAGTTATTTCTGCTGTTTTTTTATTATTTTCTTCTTTTTTATTCTCAACTTTTATTTCTTTAGTAGTCTCTTTACTATCTTTAGCTGTTTCATTTCCACAACCCATTAAATTTAATGAAAGTATAAATATAAATATTAATAAAATTGAAATTTTACTTAATCTTCTATTCAAAACAACCCCTCCTTTTCTGTCATATTATAACATATTTAGGAGGGTATTTATATTACTTCTTTATATTTTTAAAAGCTTCTTTTATTTTTCTTCCTACTTCTTTTGTTGTTTCTTCTATTATTTCATCTACATTTGCATCAGAATCAAAATTATTTTCAACTCCTACATCTCCAACATATACATTTATCCCACCAGCTCCAGCAAATTGAGGCTGTGCTATTGTAAATTGTGGCTTTGGCTTCTCTTCTGCTATTTGATTATTTTCTTTATTTAATCCAGATTGTAAAAATTTTTTGGACTCTCTATTATTTAGTACTCTTTCTCCCCCTTTAAATAATCTCGTTTGCCTACCAACTAATATTTCAAAACCTCGCTCCGCTACCTCATGTACACCACTAGTAGCATTATTTGTTCCTGTTGCAAGAGCTTTCCCAGCTCCTGCTATGGAACCTGGTCCATTATAAGTATCCATACCATTTTTATCGTCGCCTTTAAAGAAATCATTTATCCAAGTTGTTATCTTTATTACTTTTTCTTTTATGGTTAAGGCATTAAATTCATGTATTTTAGCAATCATTGCATCAAAATTATCCCGTACTCTCCCAGTTTCCCAATCTACTTCAGTAACATGTTCTCCTGCCTGTTGTTGGGCATGTGATACTACTTCTGTATGCATTTCTTGTGCTTTTGTAACAGCGTCTTCTTTTTGTCTACTAGCTGCATCTAACATTTGATTAGCTTGATCAGAAGTTATTATTCCTAAATCATCTCTTTGATGTATAATTTCCGCTACAATTCTATTATACTGTTCTTCTGCAGCTTGTATTGAACCATCTCTAGCTTTGGCACTATTTTCTACAACTTTTGCCGCTTGTTGTGCTGTTAAATTTCCACTATCAAAATTTAGCTTTTCCAAAATGACCCTTTGTTCTTGCGCTGACTTTGATATATTTTGCACTGCTGTTTGAGTCATATTGTTCCTAATTGTGTTAATTTCATTTAAGTCTTGTGTTGTAAGCTTTTTATGATTTTGAAATGCCTGATTCACTATTTCGTCTATTCTTTGCTGGCCTTGTTGAACTATATTTTTTTCTGCTTCTTGTTTTTCCCTTATTTTTTGTAATATTTGTTGATTTTCCTCTGCTTTAAGCCCACTTTTTTTACTCATAAAAGTTTGCATAGTTTGATAGCTTTCATTATATCTCTTATCAATAGCACCTTTTAGTTGGTCTGACATTTGATTAAAATCACTTATAACACTTTGAGAGATTTCTTTAGTTATTTTTTTATTATTTATTTTAATATCCATAAGACTTTGTCCCACATGTTTATCTAATTTCATATATGAATTCATTGCTTCAGCAGTGGATTTGGATACTTCTTCTCCGAACTCTTTAACTGCAGGAATTGAATCCTTTTTAAAATGTCTATATAATTTAATTCCTGCATATGTTGCTCCACCTATTGCCCAAGTCCAAGGATTTAAGAGTAATGCTCCTCCTTTAGCTGCTAATCCTAAGGCTCCAACTCCTTTAGACGCTAATCCTGCTCCCGTAGCTAATGTTTTTGTAGCCTCTGCTGTAGCTGTAGCTTTTTTAGTAATACCAAAGAAAGTAGATAACTTAGGACTTAATCCAATTAAAAAAGTTAATGCTTTTGTAGTTCCTTTTATATATTTAGTTAAAGGATTAAATGCTACAGCTCCTATTGCTACTGCTGCAAACATTTTTTTAGTACCTGTACCAAGGCTATTAAACTTTTTAGCTAAATTTGATATAGTGTCTACAACTTTAACTATCCCTTGTGTTATATCTGGGATTTTAGCTGTAAACCAACTTACAAACTCTTTTGCATAAGGTGCTAACTTCTCTCCTAGTTCTATGTTCATACCCTCAACTGCACTTTTAAGTATGGTAAATTGACCTTGTAGACTATCTAAGCGAGTTTCTGCCATCTTGCGTGCAGCACCGTCTGAACCTTCTAATTCCTTAGTCAAAGACTGTAACTTTTCGGGTCCCTGCTCAACTAATGCCATCATACCTGACATAGCCTCAGTTCCAAAAATTGTAGAGATAGCTTGAGCTTTCTGTTGTTTAGTTAATCCACTCATAGATGTTTTTAGATTTCCTATTACTTGACTTAAAGGCAGCATTTTGCCATTACTATCGAATGCTTTAAATCCTAATTTTTCTATAGCTTCTGCCGCCTTTTCGGATGGATTTGATAGCCTAGCAAATGAAGCTCTTAGAACAGTACCAGCTTGGCTTCCTTTTATATTTGCATCTGCGAGCATACCTATTGCAGCACTTGTTTCTTCAAAGCTAATCCCTAATGCCTTACTAACTGGAGCTACATATTTCATTGACTCCCCAATTCCCGATATGTCGGAGTTGGTCCTGGATGCAGTAAGTGCTAATACGTCTGCAACATGTGCACTTTGCTTAGCTTCCATTCCAAATGCTCTTATTGTCCCTGCTGCTATATCTGTTGCTTCTGCTAATTGTATATCTCCAGCAGAAGCCATGTCTAACAATCCTGGCAATGCTGCTATAGTTTCCTGGATCTTAAATCCAGCTTGACTTAGTAGCATTTCGGCATCTGTTACATCTTTAGCTGACCAGGCAGTTTCTGCTCCTAATCGCCTGGCTTCTTTCCCCAGTACTTGCATTTCTTGTGCAGTAGCTCCACTTATGGCTTTAACATTAGCAAGTCCCTGTTCAAAGTTAGAGAAATCCCTTACAGCGGCAGTTATTCCTAGTCCACCTACCATTAAAGCTCCGGCGGCAGTTATAGCTGCCAACTTAGAACATGCTTTTTTAGAAAAATTAGATAACTTTCCTTCTATCTTTTCAAGGGGTTTACTTAACTTATCTTTTAACTTTACAGAAGGACTGGCTTTTATTTTATCTAAAGCTTTAGTTCTCTTCTCTGTTTGTTTTGCGAATCTCTCGGTTGCTGCTAGCTTCTTTTTGGCTTCACTATCTCCTTCAACCCCAATTTTTATATCCAGTCTATAAATTTCTTTTTTAGCCAATTATCTAGCCCCCTTTCGGGCTTGCTCAGCTATTTTCTTTTCCTCTTCTATCTCATAATCAGTAAAGGCGAGAATTAATCTTCTCGCCATATCATTAATTTGAACATTATAAAAGTCGTGAGGGCAAACATTATGCTTTGAATACATATTGTATAAAGCTGTTATTTTTCCACCACGACTTATTAGTTTTTTATATCTTCAATTTCTTCTAATTCATTATCAAATCCACTTAATTCTAAAACCTTATCTCCCATTGCAGAAGTTTCTCCTGCTAAGAATTTCTTTCTTATAACTTGTTTGCCATCTGATGCTTTTAGAGCATCTAATAATCTTTCATCATTCCAATTAGGTGTTACTGTAGCTGCTTCTATAAGTGCTGCATTAAATTCCTCATCGTCTAATTCTTTTATTCTTTTTCCTCTTTCTTTTCTAGTATAAGTGCATTGTCTTTTTATTTTATTTATTTCTTTTTCACTTAGACCTTTTAAAGTTACTGGAATTCTCAATCGCTCTATAAAATAAGTTGCTTCTGGAACTTCATCAGGCTCCATAAGCCTATTTATTATATCCTCCTCTGTCATATTTAATATTTCTTCATCTTTTATTTTTTCATTACTCATTAATAATTCCTCCTAAAATTTATTTATTCTATAACTATTGGGTCTAAAAGTTCATATCCCTCGTAAGTAAAAGGAGTTTCCTCCTCTACGAGTTCATTTGCTTTCAAATTTATAAGGTTTAACTTATCAGCCATGCAATTCATAAGTCTTATTCTTTCAAACCCATATGCTTCAGGATCTTCTAGAGATGAAATAGTTTCAAATCTTTTAAATCCCTGCTGTATCATTTTTGAAGATACTTTATATCCACTTATTGAACCTGTACCTTTTTTAGAACCTTGTTTATATCTAGTCCAGTCATCCCCCAAAAGATTAAGCTCCTTTTTATCAAGCTCAACCTCTGCAGTACATTCTGTGAGGTTTGTCTGCCATTCTCCATCAACTAAAATTTTACCTTTAGAACCGTGTATGGTTCTACTTGCATCTAATGCCATATACTATCACTCCTATCTTAAATATCCTGTTCCATAGATACGTTTCATTACATTTACATACTTGGCATCCCATTTCCAGAATACTTCATCATTTTTCGCCTTAGCTTGTAATTCCTCATCTATCTCGACTGTAAAGTCTTCTATTACGCCTTCTTTTTCTAAAACCTCAAAGTATTGTTTAAGAGCACAGATCAGTGCTAATCGACCTGTTCCCTCATTAGGTACTTTACCTATAAACTCTTTCCTTTTTAGTGCAGTATCTCCATCAACTGCATTCATGAACTTTATACCCCTGATATATCCCCAAGTTTCATTTTGTTCTTCACTATATTTTTTTAGGGTATTAACATCATCTACAACTATAACTTCATCATCTTCTTTTACCATGACTAAAGTTCCAGCTTCTAAACAGTTCTCTACTTCTTCCTTACTTAAACGAGGCTCTACATCTTCAAATATAGTCTTTTCATTGCAGATACTCTCTTTTAGCCTTTTACCTGTTGCTAGCCCAGCTATATAGCATGCAGTTTCAGGGGGTGTATACTTTACACCTTCATAGTAACCACTAATACCTACATTAACTATTCCCTCAAAGTTAAATTCTTTACTCTTTGTGTTAGCTTGTTGAATAGTATCTGTATCCTTAATTCCTAAGTAAGCAATTATATTGTTGCCTTTTGAGCTGTTTCTTTTAACCCATGCTTTTACAGTGCTTTGTAATGATTCATCAGTTACACCATCTAAACAAAACCCATCAGCTTTATAACCTTCAAGTATTTCCATAGCTTTAATATAATGCTCATTAGTTATAGATGTTGTACCATCATTGCCTCCAGTAAAAGTTTGATTAGCGACACTTGCTAGTTTCCCATTACCTTCATCTACTTTAATAGCCTTAAGCCATATATTTTCTACATTTTCATTTATATATTTAGCTATTTCTTCTACAGTTCCACCAAGTTCGCTAAATATATATAACTGCTTAGCTCCTTCATATAGTATTAAATCTTTTTTATCGCTTTCAACTATATTAGTTCTAACTGTTACATTAAAATCTCTAGTCGTAGGATATTGGGTTTCTATTTTTAAAAGATCTGTATCTTCTGTATCCTTAAGCATTACACTTGCTATCTTTTCTGTACCATCTGTAAGTCTATATAGTAATAATTCCTTAGGTTGTCCTAATAGGGCTAATCTACCTAATCTATAAGCTGTATTGTCCTTGCCAAACTTATTTATTAAGTCTTTTTCATCTTTTACACTTATTACTTTATTTACTGGCCCCCAATTAGCTTTAACTGGCATGGCCAAAATGCCATGTATTCCAGTTCCTATTCTTTTTTCTGCTAATGATTTAAAACGGTTGTAAAACCCCGGTATAGTAGGTCTATTATTTTCATTCCATACTCCTGTTGCCAACTAATTCACCTTCCTTTCTAAGAAATTTTTAATTCTTCCTTCAAATTCTTTTTTAGTCATCTCTTCTTTACCACAATTAAAAGTAGCACCAACCGCTACCTCTTTTCTATAGCCTGTTAGTGCTTCACAATTTTCTATTAAGTCCTTGATAGGATATGTTTCTTCTATTTCATTTTGAATTACATTAGTCTCTTCATCCATATATTAAACCTCCTATTCTAAATTTCCTCTACCATAAATCTTATCTATAGTAGGAATATTATCTTCTATCATTTTTCTCCTGGTTAATTCTATCGTTAATTGTCCTACTCCTAACATATCTGCAGCTCTATCTTCCTGTATGCTTTCTATAGTCAAATATCTTCTATCTTCCAAATCCAAAGGTATTTTTAAGTCTTTTATAAGCTTATCTTCTATTTTATCTAAGAGTTCATTTATTTCATTTTTATTATTACTAACAATATGACATACAAGAGTTTTATTTATTTTAATTAAAGCTGTATTAATTCTTTCTCTAGCTGAGTTTGTTGTTCTCCATAATATAGAAGGCACTTCAAAATCTTTTTTCCAATTATTCAAGTAAATTGGATAATTAATTATTTGTTTAGTGTATTCTTCTAAAGCATCTAGCCATTCATCTTTATTAACTTCATCTTCTTCATGCAGAGAAATAACTTCAAATCTTAGTCCTCTAGCTATGGCATTCCATTCCTCGTCAATGATGTCTTGGCCTATTGCTCCATTAAAAATGCAAGTAAAAGTTTCATTAGCGTTAGCATCTTCTATAGTTTGTAGATCTAAAGCTTTTATTACCTTTTCAGATAAAGAATCTAGCTTTTGGAATGTAGTTCTTTTTTCATAAAACCATATCTCAATGGTTCTTTTAAAACTTGTAGGATTATTCTGTTCATCATCACTACCCTGTACTATAACTGCATAGGGTTTTGGTGTGTCTTTTGATGGGACAGTAGGCTCATAACAATTTTTAAGTTCTGGAATACTATCTATTAATTTTTGTCTTATACCAGCTCTCATACTTAATCCTCTATTTTATTTATATCTGTATTTGTATTTGCCTTGCCTTTAAATTTTACATTATCAGTATAGATATCTAATTGTAATATAGGTATATTTCTAGCATCTATTTTTACTTTAGCTGATTTAGTTACCATAGAAAAGTCTTTCCCATCTATTACAACCTTGCTAATACTTTTATCTATATCATAATGTATCTCTACATCAGCTAATTTTAAATTATCCATAATCTAATCACTCCAATAGTTTATTACTGCACTTTTAACCATCTCTCTGTTACCTTCTAATGTATTTTCTATAGTTTTAAATCCTTTTGTACCAGGATGATTTACTTTTTTGACTGGATGTGCTGCACCTTTCCAATATAAGGCCTTTCCATTCTTAGGAGTTATAACATGAGGTTTACTTCCTTCTTCTAATATCTCTCCGTATTCAACACCATGAGCCAAATATATAGAATAGTTATTTCCTCCACCTTCACATCCACTTTTTAAACCTTGTCTGGCATGAGAGGTTCTATCTGTCCATTTAGCATTATTCTTTGCTTGGCTTTCTAATTTTTTAGCCATTGTATTACATAATATATTCATTCCTGCTTTTTTCTTTGCAATATATGCAATAGCTTCAAAGCTCATATTAATCTATCCTTTCAAGATCACATATGTACCCACATATAGTATTTTCTATTTGTATAGGATAAGTTGCTGTAACTTTCATATGTCCTTCTATACACTCAAATTCAATAGCTTCTTTAGGATTAATTTCTATATTTGCATCTTTATCAGCTATCATTTTGTATTTATTGCTGCTATATGAAGTACCAATAGTCTTACTATCTACAATTACTTTATTTGAATTATCTTCAAGATATATAAGAACTTTAAGATTCTTTTCACTTTCTGCTTCTTCAATTGCTCCACCAACAACAACCTTTTTAACTTGTTTAATAGTTATTGTTGATGGATTCAATTCTATTCCTTTGTTAATTGTATTTATAATCTTTTTAGCTTTTAAAGTAGACATTTAACATCCATCTGCCCTTCTCATAGATGTTTTGTATCCTGTAGCTTTACTTGGATTTACATTAGCCTGTTCTTGTAAATAATCAGCCTGATACATAGCGGCTAAGTTGTTCCAATAATCTGGATCAGCATTTTCTACTTCTATAGGTCCTACTTTTATTTTCTTATCAGTATTAGCTTTCATTAAACAGCCTCTCCAACTAGCTTTAAGGACATCATTGTCATTAACTGCTAATAAATTATTAAGCTCTTCATCACTAAATACTGGATACCGATTTTCATTAAGATTTATTTTTAATATTTCTAAAGATGTAAGTGTCATAACTATTCGTCCTCTTCTATCTCGGCATATTTTCTTAACTCCTCTAAGTCACATTCTTTAACTTCAAAATCTTCATCAACTTTAATATGTTTTCCTCCATATTTTATATATTGCTTTGCTTTTGCTTTAAAAACTTTCTTTTCTTCTACATTTTCATCTTGACCATTTTCTGTTGCTTCTAAATCTGTAATTTCTGTGGTCTCTTTTTTAGGTTCTTCCTTAGACTTTGCCATAATAAAAATCTCCTTTCTTTATATAAAACTAAAGAGTAGCCATGTTGACTACTCTACTTAATATACTGTTGCAAAGAATACTTCATCTGCTCTGTCAAAACTTACTATGGGCATTACACTTACCTTAGTATCTACTGTGACTGGGTCTTCTTTGACCATAGTTGTTACTGCAATTCCTTTGTCAACCATATAAGTATCCAGTTTAGATGAACCTGATTGTTTATCAAATTCTTCTGGAGTTGTACCATAAACTGTGTTACCTAATATATTTCCACTCATGAGTGTTACTTTACCATCTGCATAGTATGGAACTGGATCAGCACCCTCATATGGAATATAAGTAACATCTTCTAAAAATACAACTGTTAACTGAAGCACCTCTTTTACAAATTGAATATAATTTGCTTGGGATAAAATTAATGAAGTATTTAAATTACTATTCTTAATATGATTAGTAATAGCTTTATTAACTAAAAATGTACTATCAAAAGTATTTTCAGTTAATAACAATGTTTTAGGTTTTGCATATTGGTCATTTGTAATAGACTTTTGCCATGCTTTTGTATCTCCTATAATATCAGCATCAGGATTTGTCCACTTATCTGTACCTGTTAGTATCTCTCTATGATTAGATGGTACTCCATAATCTACTACAATATCACCATCTTTTGAAGTAAAGTTTAATAACCCATTTTGAATCACTGATGATCTCATTTTCTTTGAAATTATATTTGCTCCATCTATCAAATTGGAATAATTCTCAAATACTTGTCCTAATAGTGCACTTACAAAATTTTCATTATTTGCTCCTATTGCGTTTTGTAAATCTCTTCTGGTTGTTTCATCAATCCCCATGCCTTCCTTAAAGAAAGGTATTTCTGTTGATTTAACAGTTAAATCGGCACTTAATGCTCTCATTTTTGTTGCTGCATCAAATGTACTCATTCTTAATGCTATTGGTTTCTTTTTAGCACCCTTAGCCATTTCTAATTTTGTTCCACTAACTTTTTTATCCGGAAATAAAGCTTTATCTATAGTTTGTTCTGCTGGTAACTCTTTAATATAAAGAGCTATGTTTTTTGAATTAATATAATCTCTTAAATTAGGCATACATGTTTCCTCCCTATTCTCCAAAAATTATTTGTTTTAATGCTGCCATTTCAGCTTTTTTAATAGCTTCATCTTCATTAAATTTAACTGCTGATTCATATAAAGCACCATGGACAAATATGGGCACTACTTCTGTAGCATCTCCGCTATAATTTGTTGATGACATTGAATCTTTAAATGATACATCTTGATATACAACACCAAATACATCTGTTTTATCTGCTGTTGATGTTACTGCCTTTCCTTCTTTGGTAATTAAAGTACCAGCCAATAATACTTCATTTTCATCCAAAAGTAATTGAACATCACCTTTTCTAACCTTAATTGGCAATGTAATAAAATGATCCCCTGCAATTAATCTTAGTTTGTTTTGTTTAGCACCTATTGTGTAACTTGATTGTCTCAAAATACATTCCTCCTTTATTTAGCGAAATCTGCTAACCCTTTTATTTTCATATTTTCTGCCCTTTGCTTACCTAATTTTGTAGCAAAGTTAGGTTTAGTTGGTTCTTGACCGCCTTCACCTCCAGTACCAAATGAACCTGTACCTTTAACTTCTTTTTCAAATAGGAAATCATGGGATTTTTGAAGTGGTTCAATCTGCTCTTTAAGACCTATAACATTATCTCCATCTACCTTAAGCTTATCTTTATCTATAAGTGCCATAATTAACTTTTTATCCTTAACATTAAAAGCTCCTAAAGACTTTTCTAAAGCATTGCTAAATGAAATATCATTTAATTGTTTTTCATAACTTTCTTTTTGTGTTTTATTATCCAACTCTAACTTCTCTACTTTTTCTTTTAAGCCATCAACATCTTTATATTGTTCTTTTAGGTCCTTAAGTTGAGTATCTCTTTCTCCTACTTGCTTTTTATATTCCTTAGACTGTTCATTTACTTGGTCGAATCTACTCTTAGGAATGAAAGCACCTCCTGATACATCCTCAAAGTCTTTATCTTTATATTCCTTTTGTTTATCTTCTGAAAGTTGTTTAAATAACTCTTCTCCTATAATGTCTTTAATATGTGCCATATTTTTATCCTCCTTAATCTCTAATTACAGTTTTTAACGTGCTACTGAACCACGTTAGAGTTCACTTATTTATTTTTTTACGCCTGTAATAAAGCTAAAAAGGCAAAGAAATAAAGTCTATTAACATTAGACTTACACAAGATATTAGATATAAAAATAGCACGTACTCATTTTCCTAAGTAAGTGCTTTATAATCTCAGAATTATATCTGTTCCAAATTCATGTTTTAGTAATTTTAACATTTCTATGTAAATCAAATCTATTTTATTCATAAATTATATTTTCCCTCCAACCTTTTTAATAGCTTCTTCTATAATGTTCTTTATTTCTTTTGGTATGTTTTCTCCACTTAAATATGCATTAAATGCCTCTGCAAAGCACTCTGCTGGACTTGCAGTCGCATACATACTTATTTCAGATGCCAATACTTTGCCTTCTAATTTATTACTATTCCATTCATATCCTTTTGATTTAAATACTTTATTCCCAAAAAGCTGTAACTTTTTACTATAATCTCTGTTTATATTAGATACTACATTGTGAAGATGATGTCCATATTCATGTTGAATGACATCAGGTACATTTTTAATTGTTGCTTTTCTTACAGATTGTTTATTTATTAATGCATTTTGATATTTCTGTTTCGCAAAAAATTTATGTGCAGCATCTTTTTCCTTTTCCATCTCTTCCACTGCTTCTTTCATGAATTTGTTACTTAGAACATCTAAATTCTTTGTTTTTCTGAAATTTTTCCAATTTTCTTCACTTGTAACTCTATCTTTAATATATTGAATCGCATCATTTGTTTTATTTGAAAGATACATGGTTTTAGAAGACCATTCATATGTCGCAACGCTTCCAAACATATTACATTTACCTGGACTATACTTTATTTCATTTAGAGGAGGTAATCCATTAGTATTAACTAATTTTTGTAATGTATCTTGTACTTCTTTTAATGTTTCAATACTCATTTTATTTGATAATTTAGCTTTTTCACATATACCTTTATTAATTAAGTATTCTTCCACTTCCTTTGCTTTTTCACCTTGTATATTTTCAATTTTTGTTACGATGGCATCTATCTCTGATTTTTTATTTTCTACTTCACTTGCTAATTTAATAGATTTATCCCATGTTTTTTCTTCAAATGTAGTTATTGCTTCAAGTTCAACTGCTTTTTCCTTTTCATTTAAAGTTTCATATTCTATTTGTAATGACTGTTTTTTATTTCTGAGTTTATTGTAATCTGAATACTTTCCAATATTTTTGTTATTATTTTTTGTATCAATAATGTTATTTTGTTTCTCTTTGTAAATTTCACTTACTTGATTTTCACTATACCACTTATCAAGCTTTTCGTTATTTTCTCCATTACTCCATGCCTTTAGTTCTTTAATAGTTTTATTAATATCTTCATTTTCTTCTGTGAAATAGCAAAGGCAATTTGGATGCTGCAATGGAACCTCATTAGATCTAAATATTCTTCCATCATAATCATCACAAATATCTGTTTTACCATGCATCCTAAAACTATGACTAGCGCTCAAATTCCACTTTATACCTAAATTAAATGGATTGTTTTTAGCATTTTCTATAGTTGTTTCTGAAAATGAATGAGTTATTGACGTTCTGGCCAATCTTTGAGCTTGATAAGATATACTTTTATTCATTCCAATCTCTAAAGATTTAGCTTCTATCCTTTTAGTTGGATTTATATATCTTTCTAATTGTTCAGCTAATTTTCTAGCATTAGCACCTTTAGCTACATTAACTTTTATAAGAGTATCTATATCCTTAGCATTACTTTTAGTTACATTCCAAATTCTTTTATCTAATATCTTACCATCTTCATAATAATTGCCTTGTATAAGTTTTTTAACTGTATTAGATGATGTTCTTATAACTGATTTATTAAACATGGACCTTAATTTTATATCATCAGTTATACTCTCATAATAAGCTAAGCTTGTTGAACTAGCTATTTGTGAACTAGCTTGAACATTGCCTTTTATAGTTTGCCTTAGGTTAATATTTAATTCATTCATGTAAGCCTGGACTATTTCTTCCATTCCATTTAAATGTTGTTTACTTGAACTAGTTTTACATGAAGCTATTTCACCTGATAGTTGCTTGGCTAATTCCTGATATATTCTTAATAATTCTCTTTCCTGCTTCTTATTAAGCTTTAAAAATTCTTTTCTGGCATCTAATACCTTCTGTTGGTATAAATTCATTATTCATCACCAACAATTCCTTTATTATTAGACTTATCATCTAAATTATCTAATTCATTATCTAAAGCTTTATTGTATTGATCTGATTCTGCATTAACTATCATTGCTTTTTCATCTAATATTTCTTCAAAAGCTTTTTCAACATCTTCTTCATCACTGTATTCTTTAATATAAGATTTCCTACTTCTAACATCTGCTTCTACTTCTTTCATAGCTAAAGTTTTCTTTTCATCAATGTCATTAGGAATAGGATAGTTTTGTTTTATAAGTTTAGTACATTTCATATTTATCCAGGCTTTATTAAATATGCCTGGATAGCACACTGGACCTACTTCAATAATAAAATTCATTAAAGATAATAAAGGCTTTTCCCAATCATTAAATTTCTCCTCACATCTAGCAATTAAATCATTATATAGATATATCATAGCTTTTGCACTTGGTATATTATTTAAGTCGCTTATCTTAGGAATATCTAGTGTTTCTTTCATATCGCTGTCTGCTCTATCAAGATAAGCATTCATTGCTTCACTATTACCTATATTGTATTCTTGTCTCTGGATAGTAGCTTGCTTCCCTTCTACTAACGCTTCATCTCTAGTTCTTATTGCATGAACTGCATTAGGAGCTATAGTTAATCTATTTACATCATCCTCATTACCATCAACTATACTTTCAGAGCCAAACATTTGAAACCTTAAAGCATCTGCAAAATCTGATATTCTTTTATTATATTGATTTTGTGCATCTCTTAAATCTGTAATATCACTTTCACCAAAAGTATTATTAAGTTCTCCACCATTTCTTATAAGCCAACATGGTATAGTAGAAAATCCTGTGTCATGTTCAATTTTTTCTATTAAATCTGTATTCTTGTAAGTTTCTTTTCTATACCAAGCTTGAGGTGTACCAATTGTTTTATCCATTTTGTAATAATAAGTATGTAAGTAATAAATTTTGTCCTTATCTTCTTCTTTGTATGCATTCATTTCATCTTCTTCAAAGAATACTGCTTTTAATAACTTTCCATTCTTCTCTTTATAATAAAAATTTTCTATACTCTCATACTTAATTACAATTGTTTCTCCCGGATTGGCTTCAACTCTAAGCAATACTCTCTTTTTAATAGTAGCTTCTAAGAATGCTTTTCTAGTATTATTCCAAAAATTATTATATTCTAAAACATCTTCTATAAATTTTCTTAGTTCTTCACATTGTTCCTTATCTTTTAAATCATCAGCCTTAAATATTAATGTTGGCTTCTTTCCGAACATCCATCTAGCCTGTTTCTTAAGAAGTGGCTTGACTTTATTTCTTATATCCTGTGTGGGTTTATAATCAACATTATCATCTACTGGCCAATTCTGACCATATAAAGCTGGATTTTGTTTTGCTTTCTCTAAGTCTATAGATTTTCCTTTGTAATAATAGTAATCAGCAAATACACGTTTCCTTTCAGCTATTTCATTATCTGGCAACTTTAATAATGTATCTCTTATTGTTCTTGCTTGTTTTTCCATCAGAACACTGTACCTCCTTTCCTTCCATATGGATCAGTAGTTGTCTTCTTAACAACACCTTTTCCTTTTTTATAAACTTTATCATTATATTTCTTTTCTTCATTAAATCTTAAAATATCTCTTTCAAGTGCATATCTAGTAGCATCAATAGTATGGTTATTCTTATCCGGATATTCTCCTTTAAAGTTTCCATCTTTATCTTTTTCAAGCTCATACCCTAAGAATTCTCTTTTAGCATTTGGACAACGAATTGGGTCAATAATTATTTCTTCTATTTCTTCACTTAAGAACTTTATTCCATGTTCAACACTATCAGGACCTTTTATTGCTCCTATAATGTTTAATCCTAATTTTCTAAACTCACTTATTGTTCTAGGTTCTGCACTATCTGCTGTTACTCTCATATTTAATTTATTTTTCTCTTTAATAAGTTTAACTGCTTTACTATTTCCTAATTGAACTTTTACTATTTCATCAAATATATAAAGCCTCTTTCTTGTTTTATCATAATGACATTTTATATAAGCTAATGGATCTGCAGCATATCCAAAATCTAATCCATTTTTAACATGGTCAAATACTTTTATCTCATCATCAGTTATATTTCTAACAGTTACATTTCTAAATACTTCCCCACCAGTTCCAGTTACTGCACCTAGATAATCATGGTCATACTTAGTTTTATTAACCTTTTTAAGATGTTCAGCTTCAATTACAAACTGTTCTCCTAGCCATTCTTTAGGTACTGTTAGATATGTTGAATGATGTACAAACTTATCTTTTCTTTCCTCTAATACCTCCATATTAGTCCAATTCCTTTGACTTTCTGGTGGATTAAAAGAATAAAACACCTCAAACTCTGGTCCACCCCTCATAAGAGATTGATTAACATTACGTATCTTATCATAATTTTCAAATTCATCTGCTTCTTCATACCATATATATTTAATCCAACCTTTTGATACCTTTGTAGACTTTAATTTTTTGACTTTATCTGCACCTCTAAATAATATTGCCTGACCAGTTGGTTTATAAGTTATTCTTAATTTACTTTCTGGCATATCCCATTCATCTTCTACACCTAACATATAAATGGCCCATTTAATTTGATCATAAACTGATTCTCTTAATGTTTCTTTAACTCGTCTTATTACCAGTCCATTAGAATAAATTTCTTCTTGAGCATCTCTCATTATTCCTAGTACAATTTCTATAGAAATAAAAGAAGACTTCGTACTTCCTCTTCCACCTTTGAACCAATAATGCGTATGAAGTTTCTTTTTTATATCTCTATGAGCGTCATAAAAGCTTTCTGCTATAATTGATTTTAATTTAACTTTAATCATCTATATCATCTACTATCTGAACTGCTTTTGAATTAATGTTTTTATTACCATTAACTTTTTCTATATCTACTTTAAGTTTCTCATTTTGAAGTTTCTTGTTTTCAATATCAAGCTTGTGTTTAGTATCTTCATCAAGAAATTCAATGTGTTTTCTTAGAAAATCAATAGCTTTTATTTTATCCTGCAATTTAATTGATACTCCATCTTTGCCCTGTTTGACCTCACTTATAAGTGTTCCATCAACTTCATTGCTATTCTTAAAGTCTACATAGTTAACTTTAACCATTACCGGATTATTCTCTTCATCCTTATCAATTTCTATTTCTTTCCTACCAAAAGTTACATAGTCCTTCATATCAGCAAAAGCTATATCTATATTAAGTTGTATTAAATCTTGAATATCTATTTTTATGTTATCTCTAATTTCTTTTAATTGCTTATCTATTTCATTTCTTACTCCCACGTTTTCCCACAGTTCATATGCATGGGCATTCGCGTTTTCCCAACTACATTGATAAGCTTTCATGTAGGCCTTAGTTTTATTTCTATATTTAATATAATAACTACAAAAGAGCCTTTGCTTATCAGTAAGTTCAGAGTTATTTAAAACTTCCTTTTCTTCCTGTTGCATTGGCTCCTGTACACTTTTTTCTTTATTCTGTTTTTGTGTGCATACTTTTTTCTTTGTGTGCATACTTTTTCTATTCCATTTATACCTTTGTTTCCAACTCTTAACGGTATTAATAGATACATTATACTTAGATGCTATGTCTTTATACTTCATCCCAGATATATAATATTTTTCTGCTTGTTTTTTTATATCTGGTCCTCTTATACTTTCCATACCACCACCTCGTTGCTTTGTTTGTTTTGTATATAAAAAAGAGCCCTTATGAGCTCTTTATTTTAGTACTATTATCATCATAAACTAATTCTATTCTTTTTACATCTTTGATATTTAGCAGAACAGTTCTACAATTATCATCTACATAATTGCATATTTCTTCTCCATCATAAGAATAACACGAATAATTTGATAGCTGAATATATCTATGATTATCTTCTGTTGTATTTTCATAATAAATTAATTTTCCTGAATATATTATATTCTCATCATTTAAATAAATATACATCCATATTCCTAATTCTAAATCAACAACATCATCAAATGCATCTTTTCTAAATGTTTTATATAGCTTAAATTTATGTGTAGTCTTCTCCATATGACTAGAATATATGAATTTCACATATAATACTGAAACTACAATTGCCAGTATAATTGAAATTATATTGGAAAGATAATTGTTTTCTGATATAAAAATATTTGTAATGCTATTAATTACAAAACTTATAATTAAACTTTTCAATATTATATTATCATCTTTTTCTCTCTTACTTTTAGTATAAAAATTTTTAATTTCCAAAAAAATATATCCAGGTACCATAAATCCAATAATAAGAGGAATAGACTTAATCAATTCATTTAAATTGTATATTTTATCCATTACTATTTACTTTTTGTTGGTTGTTTAGGTGGTGGTCCTGGATTTCCTTTACTAGTAGGAGTAACAGACACACCATCCCTTATTTCTCTTTTTCCACTTCCTATATGTTTATTCAAAATATCGCCTCCCAGAATATAAATTCTACATTTTAGGATATTTTCCTTCTTTATTTTTACATTTTATGAAGGATTTTTATATTTAACGTTGAATTTCAACAATATGGGGAGAGAATCAATTTCAAGAGGTGTTGTCAATGGGTAATAAGAAACAAACAAGTAAATCAGTAGCTTCTAAAGCAAGTAAAATTTTAAAAGATGGACGTTATAGTAAGACTTCTAAATCTGTGGCAGGTAGTGCTCTAGCTCAGACTAAAAAATCTAAATAGTTTTTAATTTACTCTCCCCAATTTCATATGAAATAATAAATTCACTATTTATAACTATCTTCTTATTGCTTTGTTTTATTTCTACCCATTCACCTTTATCTATCTTATTCTTAAATTCTATCTCTTCCAAATCTGTTGTTACATTTTTATAACAATCTCCATTTGCTAAGCACAGTATTTTTATAAACAATTTTATTTCACCTATCTTATAAAGTTATTTATTTAGTTTACTTTTAATTTTACTTTACATAATTATATTTAAGTAACTTACTCTATTTACTCCATGTTCTTTGCTTTATCCTCCCACCTCTACCCCTACAATAACTATCATGACTCATAAGCTCCATAATATCAGAAAAGGAGAGGCCCTCTTTCTTACCTCTCCCACGCTTTTTCTTATTCTGTTTTCTATTTTTATTTAATTGCTTATGTGTGTTCGGCTGCTGTGTTTTTAATATCTTTTCTATCCTCACCTGGACCACCCGCCTCACATTCATTTATACAACTAACTATATCTACTTTACATCCCATGTAATGCTTACAAAATCCATTAATACCTTTTATAAAGTTCTTACAGTATTCTTTTTTATTTAGTTTCATAATCTACTCTCCTATGTATATGAATATAGTCTCCTAATCAATTTTAGGTATGTAAAAAGCACCTAACCTCTAGTGGGAAGCGAATCACCCACCTTATAGTTAAGTGCTTTTAGTACTTATACACAATATGTTATATATTTTTTTATTTTAGCAGTTACCTTATTTTGTACGATAAAATCTCTGCTTTTTTTTCTATAATACTATACTAACACATATTCTAGGCATCTGTTATTCAAGTTTAATTCATTTTTAATTCACTCTTTTGCCACGTTTCCCATCTTGCTACATTTTCAACTAATCTTTGTCTTGTCCTTGTAGATGTAGGTTGCGACATTCCTAATTCATTTCCTACTTGCCAATCCTTCATTTCTTCCCCATACTTTAATCTTAAAAATTCTCTTTCTTCTCCCCTGATATCTTTTATATTATCCTCAATTATTACGTTATCAGCTACTATTTGCCTTATTTGCTCTTCTAAATTTGCTATTTCTTCAGTCTTTCTACTTTTCTCTATTAATAATCTATCGGTTATTCTCATAAGAGTCCTTTCTGCATAACTAGATCCATCACTTGATGTTTGTACTCTTTCTTCATATCCTATAGATTTACTTTCCTCTGGAATATCAATGTCTATATTTCTTAATCTTTGATCTATATCATTAATTTGCTCCCATAGTAAATTAATCTTTTTATTTAGACTACTTATTTTTTTGTCTTTTCTAAAATAGTTGTATAACTTTTTCTCTGTCTTCCTAAATGAATCCTTGTCCATTTAACCCCTCCTGTAATAGTTTTGGATCTTCATATACATTCCCTATAACTTGAAAAGCCGTATTATAAAATCCATCTAACCCTATAAAATCTCTATGCCATCCCCACACAACACCAAACTTACAATCTTTATATTTTACAACTTCATTACTACTTGCTATGATTTTATCTTTTATTGATTTATCTTTTATTTCTATGTGTAATATATTTCCCTCATAAATTTCTTTTCCATTCTTATCTTTTAAACCTGTATATTCTAATAAAATAACTTCTTCAAAATCACGTAAATAACTTTCTCCAGTATAATCATTTAATAATTTTACTTTTTTATATTCAAAATCAATTAGTGTAATCTCTCTTATTTTTTCATCTATTTTATCCCATGCTCTAAATTTAATCTCTCTCATATCGCCTTCACCTTCCTAATTTCCTTCCCCTTTAAGTTGTAGACTATACCATGTTCCATATCAATTTTTGCCTTTATCCTTTTTTTATTTCTTTTAAGTACGCATGGATAAGTAATCTTGTAGTCTTCCTCAAATAGCTTATACTCACCATTTAGAAACTTGTCCAACTTCTTTCTCCATGCTTCCATAGTTAATCCCTCCTTTGTATTATTGATTTATTACACTAGTACAGTTAAGGTGTAGAAATACATAGTTTAATCCCTACACCTATTTAGTTTAAACTTTTTATAAATCATATCTAATTTTAAGCAATTTCAATGCTTTTGTTATGGTCCTAAAATTATCTTCTTGCCATGTATCTTGATTCATAAATTCTTCTAAAATTTTTGTAATCTCTTTTTCTTTTCTTCTATAATTTTCTCTATGCTTTTTAACATCTTCATTAAGCTGCTCTGGATTAAATTTGTATTTGGATGATCCCATCATTGAAAGTTTACGCATTTACTTCACCTTCTTATTAAGATATTTTCTTATATTCATGTTTTATGTTTTCTTCTGATAATTCTGCATATATCTGTGTAGTTGCTGGACTCTCGTGACCCATTAAGTGCTGTATAACTGGCATTGGCATACCAGCATTTAGTTTATTAGTAGCAAAAGAATGTCTAAATAAATGAGGATAAATAGATTTGTTTATACCTGCTCTACTCGCAATTTTTTTAATCTCTCTTTGAACACTTCTGCCACCCAATCTGCCATAAGGCTTTTTACTAGTTACAAATAAAGCTATATTTTCATCACTTCTAGCTAGCAAATATTTTTTTAATAAAATTTTAGCTTTTGTACTAAAATATACCTTGCGTTCTTTATCACCCTTACCTATTACATTTAAAGACATTTCATACCAGTTTATATCATCTTTATTTACGCCAACCGCTTCTGATAATCTGCACCCAGTAGATATTAAAAATTCTACTAGTGCCTTTTCTCTATCTGTTTTACAAGCTTGTCTTAAAAGTTCTATTTCTTCTTCTGTCATAGCATGTCTTAATCTCTTTGGCTCTTTTGTTTGCTTTAACTTCTTCGCTGGATTTTTAGGTATATACTCTTCATCTGCAAGCCAGCCAAAGAAACTTTTTAATATAGAGATTTGTCCATTAACACTGCTTTGTTTCATGCTCTTGCATCTAACTGCTAAAAACATTCTAAGATCCATTGTATTTATAGCTACCAATGGCTTTCTTAAGTGGTTTGCAAATATTGCTAAATTATATTGATAGTTTCTTAATGTTTTTATACTTAAGCCATCCAGTTTCTTAGATGCTAAGTATATTTGTAATTTTTCTTCTATATCACTCGCCATTAGCCCTGTCTCTTCTGGCAATATACTGTATTTATATAACACTTCCTCCACTATGCTTCTAACCTTTAACTGGTCTATTCCCTCAAATTCCATAGACAGCTTACCTACTAATTTAATTACAACTTCATTCTTTGCACTTGTACTATACATATAAATACCTCCCTATATTGCCATTAAAGACATTTTTAAATTCTATTTATATCCTGGGTTTAATTTTTGAATTATGACATTAACATATCTTGTAATGATGAACTTAATGCTGCAAAAGAAAATAAAAATTTTTCTCTATCAGATAATCCTTCTAGTACCCCATCTTCTTCTACCGCTTTTAAGTTTTCATTAATCCAATCGAGCATATTTTCATTACTACCTTCTTCTTTAGCAATTGCATTAAAAACCTGTTCAACATTATTAATATGTTCTCTCATTTCTTTATTAAAAAATAATTCTTTAATAGATTTTATCATCTATAATTCCTCCTAAATTATTTGTATTGTGACATAAAAAATACCGCATATTCACTTTTGAATAATACGGTGTTTTAATATATCATTTTATATTTATTTTTAAAATTGAAATTTATCTAAGAGCTCACAGTTTAAGATTGCTTATTTTTAATCTATTTAAATATTGCTTTATACTTAAGTGGAATTCACAATCTACATTTATATTGTATAAGCTAAAATTTACTATTTGCTCGTACTAACTCAATTGCTTCTTTTCCTGTCATATGTTCAATATCTAGTTCAATCATGCAAAGTGCTTTGTATGTTCCTTCAATTTCTTTTAGACGACCTTCTTCATCTTCTGGAGTATACTTTGCTGCTAACTTTTCAATTGCATTTCTTTTTTCTGTTTCATTCTCAATAACTCTTATCTTTCCAAATGCAATTGCACTTCTAAAGTAAGTTGTATATTCTTCTGATATGACATTATCTTCATCTATTACACAGAAAGATGCTTTTTCACATTTTGTTATGGCATCTATCTTATGACCAAACTTAGCTCCATGAAAATATATTTTGGAATGGCAATAAATATAACTAATTGGAACTGCATAAGGATAATCTTCATCACCTAATACTGCTAATACACCTGACGTACCTTTTTCGAATATCTTAATTGTTTCGTTCTCTGTAAGTAACTGATTTTTTCTACGCATTTCTCTAAACATAATTTTTCTCCTTCATAAAACTTATTGCTGTTGTAAAAAACAAGCATCCATATGTACATCTTCTATGACCTAATGATGTCCACATGAATGCTTATAGCATCCCTACCCGGTGGCAGTTTTTATTCTTCTTTTATTTTTAATAATATCATTTCTAAATAAAAGAGTCAAATTCTCCTTTATCTATATGTTATATGTCTTATAAAAATATTTTTTACTTAAGAATTAATTTATAAAACATTTTGTAAACACCCTACTATTCAATTTTCAAAGAACATTTTAATTCGTCTTTATTTCATATTCCGACTCTCTTTTCTCTTTGTCCTTGCTCTCCTTTGTTCCATAGCATTCTAGTAAATTCATGTATATATTGCATCTGCCTATATTTTCTATAACAATAATCTTTTAAATCTGTTTTATTAAACTTTTCTTTTAATGCTAACTTTCCAGCATTAGATGCTATATTAGCCCATCTATCTGAAAGAACCCACGCCTTTTTACTTATTTCAAATGCTGTTAAATGGTCCTCTGTACTTAGATTTAAAAATTTATTTGCTATATCATAATACTGATTTACATCTTCGGGAAACAGACTATCAAAGTCCATTCCCCTTTTTTCTATTATCATAGCCATACCTATTTAACCATTTCAAAAACTTGCTTGTACTCTTCTGTAAAGTTTTCCAGCTGTTCTATGTTTTCAAAGAACATTGTTAGCCCTTTATTTTGTAACTCTACTCCTTTTCCACAAACTTTATATTGCCCGTTCTCTCCTTCCACTGTCATGCTCAATACTTTTAATTTACTTCCCTTAGACTTGTCCTCCTTAACTTCTTTATCTTCTTTTATAATTTTTTCTGCTTTTTCTATTTCTTTTACTTCTGCTGCTAATTTACCATTAGAATTATATTTTTTATCCCATTCTTTTAATTTTTCTTTTTTATCCTTTGTTTCATTTTCACCCTCTATAATATCCATTATTTTATTTGCTGCCTTTTCTGTTTTTCTCTGTTCCTTCGCCTCTTGATAAGCATTTATTATCATTGCTTTACTCATATTAGGAAATTTAAATAGGATTTCTTCTATAATTTCATTTTTCTTCTTTCCACCATCTAACATTGAATTTATTAAGTCTAATACACCTTTTTCAATTTTGTTCTTTGCCATTTGTATATTTCCACTCCTTTTTAATTCTTCATTTAACTTATAAGATTTTTCATCTTCCTCTTTCATAAAATCTGTCGCCATATTGAATATTTTTTCTATTTCACTATAGTTAAGTCCATACTCAACCAATGAAGCATTTATAACCCTTTGATAACTTACTAAAACTGCTGTTACCTTTTCATTAGTTACATAATTCATTGCTTTTACTTGTGTAGGTGTTAGGCTTTGTATAGATTTCATCATCTTATCAATTTCTCTTACTTGCCTTCTTTTATCTGTTCTATTCACTTTCTTCCACCTCTGGATATTCTAAATATTCACCACAATAAGGACACTTGGGCAATAAATAAGCGTGTACTTCATTGTTCAATCTCAATGTTTTATCCCCAACATATTCAACCTTCATTTTTAAACCTCCTAAGCACTCTTTATTATCTCCATCACATGTATTCTTCCTATAGCGGTATGCTTATTTCCAAATACTATATTTAAAATTTCATTTCCAATGCCATATTCATGTGTAATAGTTCCTTCTATAAGTTCTTTTCCATGCTGAGCCTTTACAAAATCTCCTGGTTTAACTTTCTTTTGTATAGATTGTAGATCTTCCACTATATCCTCTTCTATAACTTCATCCTCTAAATAGGTGGCTTGTACATTATTAAACTCTAATGACCATCCTATGGTATTTATACTAATAATCTTATCCTGCAACTCTAAAATAATATTCTCGTCACCTTTGCGCCTAATTTCCTTTAGTACCTTATGTTTAGATTTGATTTCTTTTAGTTTTTCCTCTTGAATCTCGTTAGGTTGTAAATCCTTTTGGTAAAGAAGTATCTTGTCCATAGGCAGTACTGGTAGTTTCTTTTCCTTAGTAAATTCTTCTTTACCTTGTACATTTACATATATAGTTTTAAATCCCTCTGCAGCAGTCAGCTCTATCCCAAGTCCTCCACCAAAATATTTTATTATCCTGGATAAATTATCATTTTCCATAACTTTATTTTTATCTAAGAATTTTTGTTGTTCCTCTGTTGGTTTTAAAGAGTCTACTGTTTTATCATTTTTACATATTGTAATTTTATTGATAAATTCTGTAACACAAGCAGTGCTTTCCATTGCTTTTTTAGGAGTTTCTTTAAACTCCATATCCCATATGGTTAATTGCCCTAGAGTAAGTTCCATAACCTCTCTTCCTTTCAAGGGGCATATAGCCCCGATCTATTTAGCTGCCTTCAGATTAAATTTTAATTGCTTGTCTGCTTTTTTAAGCATTTTAAAATCTTCATCTTCAAATCCTTCTAATAAGTTAGGTATTGGACTTAAAGTAGTTTCCCATCCTAATCCTAAGTTTCCTATTACCTCTTTCCACCCTTTAACGTCTGGTTCTATTAGCTTGTCCCCATCTATCTGTTTTAAGCAGCTATATATGTGTGCTACTACTTGCTCTTTTGATATTCTAGACATCCAAAATTCTCTACTCTCTATAATAAATTTATATCCTGTAAGCTCTGTAACTTGTTTTGGCGCTTTCTTAATCCACATAACATCATCAGATTTACTCATTTCATCTCCTACATAATCTATGTCCTCAACAAATAGAATCTTTTCCACATTAACACGACTTAACTCTGGAACCTGTCCCATAAGATTTTGTTTAATTTTTAAGGCCATAGGTTGATATATATCATTTTTAATCCAATGCTTAATATCATACTTTCCATTACCTAGAGCTCTTATTTTTTGAATTTTTCCATCTCCTGTAGCTTCTGCATACTGTAAGTTATAACCTATACATTCTATTTCCTTTACTTCTCCTGTTAGCTCATTAAGTATTTTTATTTTTGGCATTTTTTATTCTCCCTTCTAATCTTCTTTAGCTCATCATATTCTATCCATCCAGTTGAGCTATACTTTAAGGATCTCGCTACCCATGTAAGTTTTAAATCTGGATATTTATAATCAAACATTTTCCTTCTCATTTCTCCTTGTTGAGTACTCATACCCTTAACATCTATTAATTCTTCTTTTCCATCTAAATGATATATTAAAAAGTCCGGTGCATATGTTATAGCTCTATATGTCTTTCCATTCTTCTTGAATCCTGGTTGTAATTCATACTTAGGCTGTAACTCAAAATTTAAAATTTTTTCTTGGGATTTAAGTTTTTTAAGATACTCATAATATTTCCCTTCATCCTTACTATCAAAAGTAATTCCATCTATGACAATTTTCTTAGCTCCATATTTGCTCCTATTCATCTCTGTCCCTCCAATCTAATATGCCTTTTACTGCTCTTCTTTCTGCACCTGTTCATGCTTTCAATTACCGTTGCCTTATACTCCTGTTCTCTCCTACGTCTTCTTTTTGCTTGTGCTTTTAATATGTTTTTTACAAACTCCTCTTTGCTTATTTCCATAAAAACACCACGTATTACTGTTTTAGTATTATAATACACCGTAGGTATAAAAGTACCTAGAGTTAGCCTATACCTACAGTATTTAGTTATCTAAAATACTTTACCATGCTTATATGGTCTACTCCTATTCTTTTTCATTTTCTTTTTAATCTCTTTTTCAATATCAACTGTATCTCCTAGCGAAGTATCAGACGTTCTTAAAATTATATCTGCAAGCTCTTCAGCATAATTTTCTTTATCATCTTTTCTTAATGCATTAACTGCTTCTGATACTTCACTCACTATAAGCATTAATCTTTGACACATAAATGCTTTTTTTACGGCTTTAATTTCCTCATTTTCAAATTCTTTTACACACATTTTAGTTATTATATTCTGTTCTTCTTCCCAAAACCCATGATCTATTGCATTTCTATGTGCATCATTTACCATTTCTTTAATTTTTAAATTCACATAATCTTCAATACTCACTATTTGCCTAACTCCTTTAAACAGATTTTACAAATATTTTTACCTTTGAAGTTTATAATCTCTTTAGCTTCTCCGCAGAATATGCAACATGGCTCATACTTTTTTAGTATTATTTGCTCACCTTCTGTATAAATCTCTAGTCCATCACCTTCATCTATATTTAAGACCTTTCTTAATTCTTTAGGTATAACTATCCTTCCTAACTCGTCTACTTTTCTTACTATTCCTATATTTTTCATAATTATATCTCTCCCTTATTTTTATTTAATTCATATAGCATTATTTCTTTACCTACTGCTCTTAGGGCTTTATCTAAATCCTCATGATGGTTATATAATCTTACTACTTCATCTGCCCATAAATTAGTTCTTAAACTTAATTTCTCTACTTTCTCCTGGTACTTGTCCAACAAATCCAAACTCTCTAGTAATAAATCCTTATAAGACATACTTTTCTTTACATATTCCTTTAGAATAAATTTTAAAATTGTATTTTCTTCTTTAAGTGTTTCTTTGTTCTCCATTCCTTTAACTAATACAGTTATCATACTCATCCTCCTAATATTTATCATAGTAACTACATTACCTCTTTTAATGCTTTAAGCTCTTTTATAAAATCATCAATTTCATTAGCATTTAAAACTAAGTTAGTTGTACCCGTAAGATTTTTTATAGAAAAACTATTCTCTTGAACTCTATATTCCATTACCTTACCTCTTAAAACTAAAGGTTGTAATATCTTATTATTGCTTGGAATTTCTTTTTTAGATTCATTTATTTCTTTATTTGTATTATCTTTAGTTGCAGCAGGCTTTGCATTATTTAATTTATCTCTGATACCATACTTCCCTAAATAAGTATCTATAGTTCTTTCTGTTAAACCATATTTTTTACTTATTGCTACTATAGCTTCTCTTCCAGTTCCAAGTATTTTAGCTTCTTCCATAAGTTGTGCCTTAGTTATTTTAGGTTCTTTTGTAAACATTTTATTTTCCCCCTCATATTTATTTTTAATGGTATTAGGTATCTTTTTGAGAATTCTACTTATATAACTTTGTTTTAACCCTATTTCTTCCCCTATCTGTTTTTGAGTTTTATTATTAAAATAGAACTCTTTAATAATTTTCTTATCTCTTTCATTTAAATTTTCTATTATTGCAGCTACTTCTTTGCATGTTATATTAAAAATACTCTTATCTTCATAATTTGTTTTATCTGATATGAAATCTATTAAACTTAAATTTTCATTATCTTGTTTTTGATTCAATATAGGTTTATCTAAACTATCTACATCTAAATGCTTTTCTTCTTTTCTGTTAAATATTCTTAATTCATTATTTACTACAGCTGCTAAGTATGTCATGAATAAAATATTTTTATCAGCATTATAAGCTGTGAATGCTTTAGTCATACCTAAAAAAGCTACTTGAAATAAATCTTCTTCTTCAAATTTACGTTTCCATGACTGTATCAACTTATATAAGAATTTTTCAAACTTAAAATAAACTTCTTCTAAACTCATTAATTTCAAGCCTTCATCTTTGGTGAGAATTAATTTTTTCTCAGCCACCATAAAAATATGTTCCTATTCCTGTGGCATCTGAAATACAAAGTCCCTTGTTTTTCTTTTTCCGCTTTGTATTTCATCGAACCTTGTGCCTTGCATAATCCTATCTTCTATCATGTCTAGCACCTGTATTGCTCTTTCCTCTGTAGCATATTCTCCTAAAAAATAGTGTTCTCCGTATATACTTAATCCATCAGCCTCTATATTTTTACAACACACTAAAGTGTCTTTATTTTTACTTCTAATCCACATATTTTTTATCCCCCATTCTTTAATTTAATAATTCTTTTAATATTTGTGTCTTTTCTTTAGCCTTTTCTACTCTTATACTCTTTCCATCATTGAATACTGGAGTACACATTTCTAAGAGCCTATCATAAGTTCTTTTGTGATATTTTTCTTTAAGTTTTACTAAGGAAATATTTGTAGTAACTATAATTGGTAATCCATTTCTATACCTGCTATCCAAGATGTTGTATATTTTAGTTTTGGCCCAATCTGTATCCTGCTCTGTTCCTAAATCATCTATAATCAATAAGTCTGCATTACTTAAACTCTTTAATATAGTTTCTTCTCCTTCTTTACCCCATGTGTTATATGTTTCTTTGATTCTATTTAGTAAACCATCTATATTTACACATATAACAGGAATCATTTTATCTATTAGTTCATTTGCTATACATGCTGTTGTATGAGTTTTACCATTGCCAGGATCACCATGAATTAATAGTCCTATTGATTCTTTTTTCATTTCAGAAAATTTTGATGCATACTTAAAGCCTATATTGTACATTTTCTTAGTGCCTTTACTAAAGTCCCAGCTATCAAACCTGCTGCTCTTAAACTTTTCATCCATCAATGAATTTTTAATAATGCTTCTAACTCTCAATTGTTTCTCTTTGTTTTCTTCTTCAATTTTTTTAGCCTCATGCTTTGCCTTTTTACATGAACACATTATGGGAACAATTCTTTCTGTACCTAGTAAATTAATTACTTTTTCTACTGGCTCACCACAATTATCACAAGTTTCTATTTTATATTCCGATACCTTCGGCTGTAAGTCTTTGCTGTTCATCAGTACCTGAGCTACTGTTTCCATCTTTTGAGTTTACTCCTTTCTTTTTGATGTTTATATTATTCCAAATTTTTAATATTACTGGTTTACAATAGTTAAATGAACTTATCTTTTCACCTTTAAAACTTGGTTTATAATTTTTAAAAGCATCATCTATGCCCTTTTTAATTACATCTACAGGAACTTTTTGCAATAGTTCTTCCACTGTTTCAAATTCTTTTGGTTTAAAATTAATTGATACAATACCAGCTTTAGAACAATAATAATCTATAATTTTTTCTATGTTATTTTCTATATAAAGAAGATTATTATCTTCTTCTATATCTATATCTTCTTCTTCTTCTGTTCCGTTACTTAACGTTTCATGTAACGTTACATTCTTTTTAGCTTCGTTACTTCCACAAGTTTCCTCTTTAGCAGCTTCTAATAATTCTTTTTTCTTAGCTCTATGCTTTGCTACTCTTTTCTTTGTTTGTTCCCTTACTTTCTCCATACCTTCTATGTTTTGATGCTTTGACCAGTTAGTAATCTTAATTAAATGATTTTCAGCTAATTCTATCATTCCAAAATCATTCAATGTTTTTAGAGCTAACCTTACTGAATTTAAAGGTCTGTTAAAAATAGTACTTAACATCTCCTCTGTATATGGAACATTCTCATTTAAAAAAATATATCCATTTGCATTTGTTTTTCCTGCCTGAACTAAAAGCCTTATCCAAATATAGTGAATTGTATCTCTTTCTGGCATGGCATCTATTAGCTTTATTTTTTCATCATCAAACATATTGGTCGTTATCTTTATCCACTTAACCTCTGCCATTGTATCAATCCTTTCTTTTGTTATCTTTCTGGTTACTTATACATAAAATAAGTCATTAACACAAAGCTACCAAATATTATTATTGTTGCTATAAGAATAATTACATTAGCCCAAAACTTAAATCTGTACTCTTTTAAAATAGATTTTTTGGCTACTTTTAAAGCCTTTTTATCCTCTCCAATGCTTGTTTCTGTAAGAGAATCTATGTGATATAAAACTTCTATTCTTTTCATTTTTTCCATCCTCCATGTATATTTTTTCTATTCTGTCATATACTAATTGAGAAAATACTCTTACTAATGTTATAATGGGGACAAGAGCTTTGCAGAGCTCTTATCCAATTTTTTAGAATGACCTTTTAAGAATGGGTGCTTTGCAGAGCACCTATTTACTTTTATCTTCAATAGTTTCAAACACCACTTCATCACTATCGCTGTCATATTTTACACTACTTATAAAGTATTCTGGATTATCAATATCATATATTGCATATCCATTTTTATTTAGTACAGCCAGTTGTGCATTTATACTTTGTATTAAAGTTTTAAAAGAATTATCCAGACCATAACCTCCTTCCTAAAATGGAACTACTAAGTTATAATGATTTATTTCATCTATAAGGCTTTCCACTTCATTTTTTATGTTCTCTATCTTTCCTTCTTCAGCATATTTTAAGACCCAATTTAAACGATACACTAATGCTTCTTTATCGCTTTTATCCATAACTATACCTCCTGGTCTTGTAAAAATGGTGGTAAATCCTCTTCTTTTGTTTCTGGTGTATCTTCTTTTTTACTTAATCCTTTATCTACTAATATCTTGCAAGCTTTTTGTATTACGGGATCTTTTGAATTTTTCATAAGCCAATCTATATAGTCAGGAGTTTCTTTCATTATCTGACCTAAAGTTTTACCTTTGTTTTTACCAAAGTTTATTTTAATGTTCCCAGCACTATTTTCATCAATATTTTGTACATGCTCTTGTTGTAAAAACTCTTGCATTTCCTCTAGGTCCTGTGTAAATACATCACTTAAGCTTGCAACTTGTAATACAGCGTCTATAAATGCTCTTTTCTTAGCCATCTTTAAAATAGTATTTACTAAATCTGCTATATGTGGGTTTGGTATTTTATATTTAACTGTTCCATACCTAGTCGTTACTTTTTCTACTGTACTAGGATCTATTCCATCTGGTACTGCATCAACATTTATATATCTATATTTCTTTTCCATGCTATTGCAATTCCCCACACCTTGGCTTACCGGATTACCGTTTCTGTATAGAGTACATTTAATGTTATAAGCAAAGAATCCATCTTTATAATCCTCTGTTCTCTCTAAAAACTCATACTCTGGATTAAGACCAAACATCATGCATATTTTTTCTCCACCTGGTTTTAAAAGTGTTGGTTTACTCCCTGCTCCTGCAACCACTCCAAAGTCATGACCATCTTTTAAATTTTTTTGTATAACAGCCTGAAAGGTTGCTATCTTTTGCATAGTTCCTTGTATAGTGCTTATATCTACACTGTCTATAAGGCTAGTAACTTGATTATTTTTAACTATTTCTAATTGATTTTCCATTTTTATTCCTCCTATCTAATTCTTAAACTTTCTGTTTGTTTTATAACAGCGCCTGGGATTTCTATTCCTTCTTTCAGTGCAGCTAATATATCTTTCTTAACTAACTTCTTTTCGATTGCAAAATACTGCTCTGGTATGTTTTCCTCTTCTGTTATCTCAACGCTAGGTGCATTTTTCTGTATTCCTAATGTAAATATCTTACCTTTTACTTTTTTAAGTCCTACAGCTTTCATAGAATTTTCTGCATATTGTTTTAAATTAACTATCCTACTTTCTAAGGATTTTCTTCTATCTACTAATCTCTTTTCTTCTTCCTTTAGTCCTTTTGCATCTACTTCTATAGATTTAATTACTTTAGCTACATTTTCTAACTTTATATCTATTTCCTCTCCTATGTTATCTAAGCTTTCCTTTAGTATTTCTACTGGTACTTCTGGATTATCTACTAGATCCAAAAGATTGTTATAATTTTGAGTTAACTCATATAATTTAGTCATTGCTTTTTCCTCCTTTATTTTTGCACCTCTTCACCTCCTTGTAACTAAATCAACTAACTGTTATCGCAGTGGCCATACATTTTATTGTGGTGTGGCTCTTATCTTCGCCTACTCCCGCTCTAATTAGTTCATTTAGTTACAAGGATTTTGGTACTATTTTCAATGTTCTAACATATACATAAACTAGAAAAGTATATGCATTTTTGCTGTAGTAAAATTTTTTAAAAAGGCTTTTCAGCCTTAATTTTTCTTAAGCTTTCTCTCTTTATATACTTTAATAAGTTCATCAATTTGTTCCGGAGGTAAAGTTTCTATAAGAACTTTGGCTACTGCTCTTCCCACTCTTTCCTCATATGCTTTCATATGTTCTGGAGGTGGGTAATTTATTCTTATATTAAATTTAGGTTCTTTAGCCATCAGTTCTTCCTCCTCTCTCTACTTAGTTATTATTTATCTTATGAGAAATCGTATCTATTTGTTAAAATTATTTTTATTTATAAATCTAAGTGACGATTCCATACATTTACATTCCAAAACTTTTATAGTGTCCTCTAACAGTTTTTTAGTAAATACTGCTGTAACATCTATTCCTTTAAATTCTTCTTCTACAAGCTCTAGTATTTTATCTATTGTTTCTTCTCTTTTCTCTTGTGTAACAGTTACTTTTATATCTTCCATACTGTTACCTCCTAAAGGATTTTTTACATTTTTGTAGAATATCACCATTTAAAAGGTGGTGATTGTTATGGTTTATAATATTTCTTATGATCTACATAACCCTGGCCAAAAATATAAGAAACTTCATGAATTAATAGTAGAAGTATCAAATAATAGATGGGCTCACATATTAAACTCTACTTACGTAATTCAGTCTTACAAAAATGCAAATGAAATTTATAATTATCTATCAAATGCAATTGATGAGAATGATTTAATATTCATTTGTGAAATAACTAAAAATATGCAAGGTGTATTAAAAAATGAACATTGGCCATACATTAGTAATCTATTTTAATCTGGTTTTCTACATAGTTCTCCAGTGCAAATGCCTTCTGATGTAGATGGTGTGAATTCATATTGCTCTTGAGCTGGTATCTCAGGAGCTTCTTTCACTATCTCAACATTTTCAAATATCCAATTTAAAGCAAATTTTTTTAAATCATTATGATCCAAATTACTTTTGTCTTTTTCCAAATTAATTTCTTCTAAAAATTCATAATTCTCTCCATCTAAAACTTCAACTGTTATACAATATATTTCTTGGTCATATAGAAATCTAAAAATATCTATATCTACATAAATCATTGTTCCTGTAGAAACATTTAAATTTAAATCCGTTGTTTTTATCTTTTTATTCATTAAACAACCTCCTCATTAAGTGAATACAAGTTTTTAGCAAGTTCCCTTACATCATTCTCATAAAGTTTACAAGCTATTTCATAAAGTTCTGGTATCTTATTCATAACCTTGTCAATGTAATCAACTTTACTTTTTAACTTTGGTTTATGGCTTTTGTTATATTTCTCTAGTTTATTTTTTATACTTTCAATGTGGTACTTCATTTCAAATTGTTTATATAATTCATTCCAACGTTCTCTATAATTTGCACCTTTGTACCTAACAACTCTATTTAATATCTGTCGTTTCTCTGCTAATGATATTTCATCAACTAAGCCTACAATGACATCTTCTTTATGTTCTATTTCTTTCTCTTTTAATGCTATAATCTCATTTTGCTTCCTTACAATTTCTAAGGTGTTCCTGAAAACCATTTTGCTTTGCTCATCCAAATAAGGTAGGTAAGTATTAATAAATAGGTCTTCGCTTGCAACATAACCACCAGTTTTCCTTATAGTTGGCAATATTTCATCAAATATCCAAATTTCAAATTTTTCTGCGGATGGTAATTCAGAATGAGTTATTAATCTATAAAGATTACCTTCATCTATAAATTTCTTATTCTGTTTGCCACCCTTTGTAAGGACCGAACGAATCGTGCACCCCTTTTGTTTACAGTGATCTCTTATTGCCTTTTGTGGATTAGAATACCCCAATATGGTGGCAATATCTGTTGCTGGAAACCATTCCTTTTTATTTTCATCTACAAGCAATTCAAATTCTCCAAATTGCTGGTTTTTAAAAATCTGTAAGTTACTCACTCCCTCATCTCCCTTTTGTTCACTAATGTAATTTTCAAAGAAAATGTTTAAACTATTTATTAAGCAGTTCCTGTCGTCACTTTGACGTCATGCTTTGCAAAAAAAATTTCTTCTATTGTACTGTTATATTTTTGTGATATTTTATATGCTTCATTAAGAGTGAAATCAGTTTTACCATTTTCTTTAAAGTTGAATGTAGATACTCTTACGCCTAAAAAATCTGCTAAATCTTTTTGAGTATCTCCATGTTTTGCTCTAAGTGATTTCAATTTACGATTAATCATATATAATCACCTCCTTGTTGTCATTTTGACTACTTGTATGCTTTTATTATAGTTGTCATTATGTCGTTTGTCAATACTATTTTTACTCTTTTTTTAAAAAAATATTCATTATGACGTTATTTATTTTTAAAACAACAAAATGTGTATAATAATATATAGGAGGTAGTCAATATGAAAACTATTGGTGAAAGAATAAAAGAATTAAGAGAAGAAAAAGGAATAAATCAGCTTGAATTATCTAAAATATTAAATGTTCATAAAGGCAGTGTTTCTAATTGGGAGAACAACAAACGAACTCCTGATGCAGACATGCTTACAAAAATTGCTGATTTTTTTAATTGTTCAGTAGATTACTTATTAGGCAATACAGATATAAAAAATAAATTAAATATGTCAAAATTATTTAGTGGAGCTGGAGGCTTAAAACTAGATTCATTTAAAGAATTAATAGAGAAGGATGAATCTAATGACAATACTTTATTTAGCTTTATGCTACAAGATAAACTAAAAGAGGCTGGATTATATAATGAAAATATGAGTAATGAAGAAAAAAACAACCTCGCTAATAAAATTCTTGATATTTTAAAAATTATGCAAAAAAAATAGGAGCGAACAACTAATAAGAGTTGTCCTGTTCCTTTTCTTGTTTTAATATATTTATTATTTTTTCTATTGTATCACACATATCACTATTTCTAATAACAATTGATTCTTTTTTCATGAGTTTACTTATTATTAAATTAAATTCCATTTTCATTCCCCCACTATCTATTTTAAATATATCTTATTGTTATAATAATTTTTTAAACATTTATAAAATATAATTTTTAAATATTTTTCACAAAAACCATAAAAATTTCCAATCTATGTATTATAATTTAAAAGTCACTTTATACAACTAAAATTTAATTTTTTTACCCCCGCCAAACATATGTTCTATATTAATAATAAACCTTTTGGTAAATATTTTCAAGCACATGTACAATAAATATTATAAACCTAAAAGTTAGCTCCGCCCGAGCTAGTTTTATATAAAAATTTACATAGTTGGACAAACTATAAAATTTTCCCAATAATATAATAGTGAATTTAAATAGTTCTATAAGTAATAATAAAAATAGTTGTTAATTGGGAAAGGAGAATAATGAAACCTAAGATAAACGTCGAAGAATATAGAAAAGAAAACTTTATAAGTCAGAATAAACTTGCTAAAAAAATTAATATTAGCCAAAGTTATCTTTCTTCTGTAGAAAGAGAAATAAAAAGTCCTACATTGAGAATGTTGTATCGTATTGCAGAAGAATTAGATGTTTGTCCTCGACTACTTATACGTTGTACAATAGAATGTAGTGAATGTAAAAAACAATACAAATGTATTTGTCAGGGGGAATACTAATGAAGGCAGCAATTTACAGCAGAAAATCAATGTTCACAGGTAAAGGTGACTCTGTAGAAAATCAAGTCCAAATGTGTAAAGATTATGGAAACAGATTAAATGTAGATGAATATTTAATATATGAGGATGAAGGATACTCAGGTGGTAATATTAATAGACCTAAATTTCAAGAATTATTACAAGATGTTAAAAAGAAAAAGTTTGATGTGCTTATATGCTATAGGCTAGATAGAATTTCAAGAAATGTAGCAGACTTCTCTTCTACTCTTGAACTACTTCAAGACAATAATATAAGTTTTGTAAGCATAAAAGAACAGTTTGACACTTCTACGCCAATGGGTAAAGCTATGGTTTATATAGCTTCTGTTTTTGCACAGTTAGAACGTGAAACCATTGCTGAACGTGTAAGAGATAATATGCTAGAACTTGCTAAATCCGGAAGATGGTTAGGCGGCCAAACTCCTCTAGGGTTTGAATCTGAAAAAATATCTTATTTTGATGCAGAAATGAAAGAAAGAACTATGTATAAACTTTCTCCTGAATCTAAAGAATTAGAATTAGTTAAATTAATTTATAATAAATACTTAGAAACTGGATCTATACACCTAACATTAAAATATTTATTATCTAATAATATAAAAGGTAAAAATGGTGGAGAATTTGCATCCATGTCTATAAATGATATATTAAGGAATCCTGTATATGCTAAATCTAATGAAATGGTGCTTAATTATCTTAAAGATAAAGGTATGAATGTATGTGGTACTGCTAATGGTAATGGTATCTTGATATACAATAAAAGAAATTCTAAATATAAGAGGAAAGATATAAATGAATGGGTAGCTGCTGTTAGTAAACACAAAGGCATTATACCTGCTAATGTATGGATAGAAGTTCAAAAAACTCTAGATAAAAATTCTAAAAAAGATACTCCAAGACAAGGAACATCTAAAAAGGCATTATTATCTGGAGTTTTAAAATGTAGTAGATGCGGTGCTCCTATGCGAGTTACTTATGGTAGGAAAAGAAAAGATGGCACTTCCATATATTATTATACATGTACCATGAAAGCTCATAGTGGCAAAACTAGGTGTGATAATCCTAATGTACGCGGGGACTATTTAGAAAAGAACATTATTACAGAATTAAAGAACTTAAATTCTGATGTAGTCATTAAAGGGCTTGAAGAACATAAAAAACAACTAGTTGCAACAACAGAAAATTCAATTATAAAAAATATTTCTAAAGAAATAGAAGAAAAAAAGAAGGAAATGGATTCTTTGATTAATAAACTTTCTAAGATAGAAAGTGATATAGCATCTGAATTTATATTATCTAAAGTAGATTCTTTAGGAAAAGAAATTAAAGAATTGGAAGTTAATTTATTAAAAAGAACCGATAAGAGAAAAGAAAACTCTGATATTGAACTTAATATTGAAATAGTGTTGCAAGCAATAAAAGAATTTAATGATTTTTTCAATAGTGTTGAGAGTTTTAAAGATGATGAATTAACTATACAAAGGAAAAGATATCTTCTTGAAAGAGCTGTAGATGAAATTAGAATAGATGGAGAAACTAATGGAATAGATATTGATTTATGGAGGGCTAAAAAAAAATAA